CTATCCACTAATGGCCTGGTGGACGGCCTGCGCGGCGGCCGGATGGGTCCGTCTGCGCGCGAAATACACCCGTTGCGTCATGGACGGATCCGAGTGTCCGAGTACGTCCGCAGCAACCGTTGCAGACAGCCCTGCGTCGTCCAGGATTGTGGCTACGGCCTTCCGGAAACTGTGGGCAGAGATCTTGTCGTGCAAATTCAGCGCCGCCCGTACGCGCCGCCAATCGGCGGCGACGTTCTGTGGATCGCGCGGTGTCCAGTTCGCGCTCGGGAAAACCAGATCCCCGAACGCCGGGTCGATCGGATCGGGGTGGATCAGCTTGCGCTCGGTGATCCGTTTCTTGCGTATCTTGAACGCCTCGACGGCGAACTGCGGCAAGGCGATCTCGTTCTCGCCCGCCTTCGGGTCGCCGTCAACATCCGCCAGCGCCAGACCCCCGCCCGGTATCCGGTCAAGCTTCTTGGCTGGCCGCAGCACACCAGCATCGAGGTCCATGTCAGACCAGCGGACAGCGAGCGACTGGGCGCGGCGGTGTGCGGTCGCAATGAGCATGATGATCCAGTCGACGAGGTCGACGCGTTCGCAGAACTCGGCCACGGTCGGCGGTGCGTATCGCCGCCGGTTCTTGGCGCGCTCAGCCCTCGACAGAATGATCGGACAGGGCAGCGTGGACGTGCGAACATCCAGCAGAATCTGACGGACCTCGTCGACGGTGAGGTGTCGGGCGCCAGCGGATCTGCTGGCGCCCTTTTTCTTGGTCAGCTTGACCTCGCGCACCGGATTCACTTTGATCGCGCCGTCGCTGACCCGGACGGCGTAGTTGTACATCCCCGACAGCACCGTGCGGGATGACTTCGCACAACTGGGCCCGCGGGCGTTGCCCACCGCTGTCAGATAGTTCTCGATGACCTTGGTTCCCGTTTCAGACAGGCGTCGCTGCCCAAATGCCGAGTTGAAACCCCCGGCCTCACCGTCATAGCGGTCGATCGTTGCTTGTGCCCTTCCCTGCTCGATCAGGTATGGCCGGTAGTGATCGAGCCACAACGCGCGGATGGTGGTGTCGGGGGACAGGTTCACGTCGAGTTCCGACTGCGTGATCTCAGCGACGGCCGCGAGTACGGCGTCGCGGGCGCGCATGCCCTCCCGGTCAGGGATCGGCCGGCCTTTCGAGTCGAGCTTGTCGGGGCTGACGCGTTTGACTTCCCGGCGCTCACCGGTGACGTCCCGCACCCGCACGCGCGCCTTCCACACACCGGGGCGCAGCTCGGTCAGGTCAACCTTGCCGGGCACCCCGATCGGGCGGGGTGGTCTACCTCGCGACATCGCAGACTCCTATCAAACTCGGTGAGTTGCTGGGCTAAGGGCAGTTTGGGTAGGTCTGCGTGACTACCTGCACGAAAGTCCTGGATGCGTCGACGGGGTTACCGTTCTGCTGGGCGTAGATCTGTGCGGCCTGTTCCACAGTCTTGCCGTCCACCAACATCTGACATATTCGTCGGGCAGCGGCGGCAGCTGGCATGCCATCGGGGATGTTCCACCCCTTCGCGCGCAGCGCGTCCACCATCATCTGGTCGTAATAGGTGGTTGAGCGCGGTGCTGAGGATGCGGTGACATCGCCGACCCGAGTGAGGGTTATCGGCACCACCTGAGTGTTGCCCTTGTCTCCGCATTCGTCGGAGTCAACCGACGTCACATGCTCCCCGTGCAGCGTGCCGTCCGGCCGCGGTGTGAAACTCCATCGCGAAGTCCACCACGCGGTGCCTTCGACCTCGCCGCTCTTGATGTTCACGCATTGCTGCTGAGTGCGGGTGGGTGTCATGTCTATCCACGTGCCGTTGTCGAGTCTCATGACCCCGTGTCCAGTAGCGAGGGTGCCGTCAGGGTTGTACCCGGTGACCGTTGCGATGCAGTCGGTTTCGGTGCAGGTGGTTGCGAACGCGGCCCATGTCTTATCGGACATGCCCGAGGTATCCCATTTGACCTGGCCACCGCCTTTGCGTTCGTTGCCGCGATAGGTCGCGTGCGCCCAGTCGTGGAGTATCTCGTACTTGCCATTCAAAAGGCTCGCGCTTGGGGTTGTCGAAGTCGGTGTGGACACAGGAGGCGCCGACGGCGCGGCCGCCGCGGGCAACGACGTGACGGTAGGCTTAGCGTGGCGCTCGCCCAGGAACACGTACGCGCCTAGTGCTGCGAGTCCTGCCAATGCCAGTGTGGCTGTGAAGATTACGCCGCTAATCAACCAGTTTCGCCGGCCGGTGTCGTCAGTGAAAGCTTCCATCTCATACTCATCGGCACGTGACCAGGCGGCCTCATGATCCGCCGTCCCCGACACGCCGGTTTCGGCGGAGGCTGCGGCGGCAGCCATCGTCGGTTCTTGACCCTCTTCAGGCTCCATTGGCCACCCCATTCCTGACTGGTCAGCGCATCTTACGATGCACGGAGACCTCGTCACATCCGCTTCACGGCGCGGATCCGGCGCAGCCGATTGACCGTGATCGGATCCTTTCTGAGTGAGTCGTCGCCGTCCAGAATCTGGTTGAGTTTCTGGTAATAGCGAGTAGGTGTGAGGCCGAACTTGCTCCGGATAGCCTCCTCTTTGGATCCCGAGTGGTGCCACCAGATCCGTTCGAAATCAAGTACTTCCACGCTGTTCATGCGATCTCCATATCGTCAAGGTGTTGATCGAGCCATGCGATCTCTTCGGCTGTGAGGATTTCTCGCCGCACTCGGACCGTGTGCACATCGGTCCAAAGTTCCTCGGCAAGTTCGTAGTCGTCCTGGGCGCGCTGCAGCCCACGCAGCAGCGCTGACAGTGGGATGAGTCGACGGGCCGCAAGGGCGTCGACGTACCACTCCTCACGCTGGCGCAGTGGTGGCGCGACCACGCCGCGGTCCAGATGGATCAATTCATGGGTGAGGGTGGAGCGCCGCTCGGCCTGAGTGAGGGTGTTGCACAACCAGATGGTGTCGCCCTTGAGCAACCCCCGAATCCCCTGGGGGAGTCTGTGGTTACACACGATATTGATGTGCGGGTAGCGCTCGGCTGCCGTCCTCCACGGGTGCCACACGTTGTGCATGGCGGGAACCCTAGAGACGGTCACTGACAAAAACATGTCCTGACCTCGAATAACACAGTTGTGATTCCGTTCGGATGGTTGGCGTGTGCGCGCCCACCAGCGGTGAGTGTCCAGCCTGGCCGTGAGTTCACCGATTACTACAGGGCGATAACTGTTCGATCCCGATCCGAATCGGGCAATTGTGCGAACTACTAAAGGATGTTGAGGTGAGCGACGTGAACCGATTGTATTTCGGCGATAACCTCGAAGTGCTCAATGAGCATGTCGATGACGAGTCCGTGGACCTGGTTTACCTAGATCCACCATTCAACTCGAACCGGAACTATTCAGTGATCTTCGGCCGTAACCGTGCCGATGATGAATCCGCTGCACAAATACAGGCATTCGAAGACACCTGGCGCTGGACCCATAAGACCGAGAAACTGCACGGCAGCCTGACGCAGAGCGCGCCGCAGCGCGTCGCGGACACTTTGGCGGGCTTCTACACCCTCCTCGATGAGAGTGAGGCGCTAGCCTACCTGGTGAACATGACGCCCCGTCTGATGGAGCTCCATCGTGTGCTCAAGCTCACTGGCACGCTATATCTGCATTGTGATCCCACCATGAGCCACTATCTAAAGGTGCTACTCGATTCGATCTTCGATATCCAGAACTATCAGAACGAGATCATCTGGCAACGCAGCACAGGAAAGAGCCTGCAATCGAAAAGGTTGCCTTCGAATCACGATGTGATCCTCGGATACTCGAAGACAAAATCGCCAAAGTGGATAGACGCGTCGGCGTTCCAGCCATACGACGAATATGACCTTGATGAAAAAACGAGAAGCAAGTACAGGAATCGAGACGCCGACGGAAGGCTGTATCGACTGGATAGCCTCATAAACCCGAATCATGACCGCCCAAATCTGACCTACGAGTTTCTTGGCGTTACTCGCGTCTGGCGATGGACCCGTGAGCGGATGCAGAAGGCATACGAAGATGGAATCGTTGTGCAAACGGCACCGGGCCGGGTTCCTCAGATGAAGCGGTACCTCGGTGAGCAGCGCGGCCGGCCGCTTGGCGACGTGTGGACCGACATTCCTCCTATCAACTCGCGGGCTGCCGAACGTCTCGGGTACCCAACCCAGAAGCCTCTGGCGCTGATAGAGCGACTTATCAAGCTGACCACAGAGCCGGGCGATGTGGTGCTGGATCCGTTCTGCGGATGTGGAACTACGGTGGATGCAGCACAGCGCTTGGGGCGCAACTGGATTGGAATTGACATCACCCAGTTGGCTATCGACGTGATCGCCACGCGGTTGAACTACACCTTTGGTAAAGACGTCTTCGACAACATCAAGGTATCGGGCATTCCGAAGGATCTTCGTGGTGCGCAGGCGTTGTTCGATCTGTCGCCACTGGAATTCGAGACCTGGGCCGTAACGATGATCAATGCCGAGCCCAACCGAAAGCAGGTTGCCGACAAGGGGGTTGACGGTGTAGCTCGCTTCCCCTTGGGCGGCAAGGGGCAGATCGGGAAGCTGATCGTGTCAGTCAAGGGCGGTAAGAATGTCGGGCCCTCGGCGGTGAGAGACCTCTCCGGAGCGATTCAAGCGCGAAATGCTCAGATGGGCGTCCTCATCACCATGACGAAGGCTACGAGAGGTGTCACCGACGCCATCAACCACGGTGGGGTATTCACGCACCCGGGCAATGGGCAGAGCTATCCGAGGTTGCAGCACATCACTGTCGCCGAACTGCTAGCAAGGAAGCGCCCAGAGGTGCCACCCACCTTCCCGAGGTACATTGCCGCGCAGAAACAGCCTGTCACCCTGGAGCAGGCCACCCTATTCGCGACCGCGTGAACTAGCCGTCGGCCGACATTGCGTTGGCCTGCTCCTGCAGGTGCTTGATGATCGCTAGATATCCCTTCGCAGCATCGGCTTCGGCCGCTGCTAAGTCCGAGGCGTGCGCTTCGGTCGCGGATATTACCCGACCAAGGAGGTCAGTCAGTGATCTGATGTGCATTACCCGTGCGGGCAGCTCCGTGCGCCCTCCATAGAGTTGCTGCAATTTCTGGGCGTCTCGGGTGAAGTCAAGAGCCGGGATCTCGTTGGCGAGATCCTCCAGGCTCATTCGGACAATGCTTGGGAAGCTGGGTGGTTCATCAGATGGTTCGTCGGACTGTTTGTGGCCGGTGGATGCTGCGTCGGCGAGTTCGAATGGCGGCGGGGGTGGCGCGTCGTTCCAATGTGTGGGGCGGATGCGCGAAACGTTGATGGATGTATTGGGATCAGCCGAGTCTGCTTGATTGATCTTTGCAATTTCCGCCTCGGTTCGGCGGCGCAGGTCTTCTCCGTCGGCCCGCCAGCGGAATAGGTCTGGTAGAAGTTTCCGCGCCTCAAGGTCGGTGCTCTCATAGGCACTCAGGACCAGGTGGTCATTGAGAAGGCGCGTGATGCGGTTGACATCCAGCAGGATTTCGCACTTCTGCAGATCTGAGAGTTCGGAGCTCTCGGTGAGCTTCATGCCTGCTGTAACGGTTTCGTGCCAGACCCTCATTGACTCATTCACGACATCCTTCAGCTGCGGAGCGTCGGGCGGAGTCGCAGCCCGTTCCTCGGCCATGAACCTCCGGATGAGATGCTCATCCTCTTCGCTCTGGGCACCGGATGTGCGCCGCTCCAGGGCTTCGATGAACTTCTGCGTTCCATCGCGCGTGAGCATGGTCTCCGCGTTTGCATCGTCGGCCAGACGTGCGGTGAAGCTGGTTGTCCAGCCGAGTGCCTTCTCGATCGCTCGCAAGGATGTGTCGCGGACGGGTAGTCCGTCCTCCACACGCTTCCAGGTAATCGAGTTGATGCCAGCGTTGCGTGCCGCGGCCTCCTTGCCCCACCCGCGCTCGATCCGCGCCTGCATCACGGCACCCCCGATTCGGGAGAGCTGCTCACGGCTGAACTCGCCATTACTAGTCACAACTACAGCATGGCAGTCACAGCCAGGAACATCTATGGCAACCCAGTCACTCACATGCATGTAAGTTACCCCTGGTGAGCCATAGATAGTCATGTATCGGCACAGCTAGGAACATCATTCTTTGTTCCTATGGCTATCTATTGACATCTATGACTAGAAGTGACTAGCTTCAGTTTCATGCCAGTTACCACTGTCGAAATCAATGGGTTCGCTACCCGGGTGATTCGGGAGCTCAAGGGTCGAGGTATGTCCGAGCTTGCCGAGAAGCTCGCAGTCGACCGCTCTTACATCAACAAGATCGAACTCGGCCACAGCACCCGGGTATCCACCGTCTTCTATGCCCGGCTCATCGCAGAGCTCGCTATCGCCGACCATCGCGTTCTGCTCGCCAACCCCCACGGGACGACGGTGGCGGCATGAGCACCACCGATCTGACCCTTGCCTCGGCGCGTAGCGACCGAGACGCGCTCGCGGATCGCACCGAAATTCTGGACAAGGTGAAGGTGCTTCGCACCCTGCCCGACGACATGAACGTGACCACCGAGATGATCGCCTCGTTCTACGAGGTGCCGATCGGCACCATCCGAACTGTCGTCATGCGCAACCGGGACGAGCTCGACGATGACGGCCTGGCCGTCATCTCACGCACGGAGTTCGATGAGCGTTTCAACTTGAAGCTCTCTTCTCGCGCGAACAGCTTCACGCTGTACCCACGTCGAGCAGTCCTACGCATCGGAATGCTCCTGCGAGACTCGGCCGTGGCCCGCAAGGTTCGCGACCACCTCTTGGATTCGGAGCGTCCCATTGCCACCCGAGAAGAACGCTTCGCCCTGGCGCTCATGGACGCGCAGGTGCTGATTGCCCAGCGTGACGACCGCCTTGCCGAATTGGAGCCCAAGGCTCGCAAGTTCGACAACTTCCTGGCCGCCGATGGTGATTACGACGTCAACGAGGCCGCGAAAGTATTGTGCCGCGCTGGAATCGAAACCGGCGAGATCAAACTAGGCGAGTACCTGCGCGAGATCCGATGGACATACCGAGACAACAAGGGCAAGCCCCGCGCCTATCAGTCGGCAATCAACTCCGGATGCCTAGCCGAGAAGCCAATGGGCGAATGGATCGACGACGACGGCCGGGTACATCTGCGTGTTCCTCAAGTGCGTGTAACCCCCAGGGGAATCGACAAGCTACTAGAGAAGTTGGGGAGTGTCGCGTGACCACCCATGCGGTCGGTTCGCCAACCAAACCCAGAAACCTCGTCGGCACCGGGGTCGCCGCTCGCATTGCAGGTGTAACCCAGGAAACCATGCGCCGGTGGCATCGAAACCCGGACTACCGCGGACCGCGTCCCTTTCAACACGGCGGCCGACTCCAGTGGGATGCCGACGAGATCCGCGCCTACATCGAGGAATCCAGGCAGCACTAAACCCCACGATCGTTCACAACTGAATACAGCCCCAGAGGAAAGCGCTGGTGACGGCTCAACCGCCAAGTATCCCCGCCACCAGCGCCCAACACACCACACGGAGTGGCAATGAACAACGGTACCCAAAAACTGTCCGGGCGATCCGCGCGCAACGCCGTCGCCGCCATCCTCACCGCCGCGGCGATCGTCTGCGCACCCACTGCCCAAGCCGATCCCGTCGCTGACGACTTCATCGGCACCAACGGCTGGCGTGTCTGCGTCGAGCTCGACACCGCACCAACATTCGACGGCATCCGTCACGTGTTCAAAGCGCTTGCGGCACGCGGGTACTCGCTCAATCAATCTGCCGACATCATTGTCGGATCGATTCGGTCATGGTGCATGCGCCATGGGCCGCTGCTCAGGTCGTACGTCGACACCTACGCGCCAAAACCGCAGCAGCAGAGCGGAGGTCGGTCGGTATGAACCGCTGCCACGAGCCCTATGCGAGCCTCGACGAGTATCACGAGGAGATCGACTACGGAAAGCACTCCAGCGGACGAGTGAAGTGCAGCCCCATTGCGCATGAGGCCCGGCACCAGGCGATAGGGGTGGACGCCTGATGTATCACCTGCCCGTCCCATACTGCCGCTCGCACAGGCGTTTCCACACCGCAGGCGAATGCCGAAGATTCGCCATCTGGGATCGAGTATGGGCGCATATCTGGCCAGTGCTGCTCACGATGCCCGCGTTCTTGCCCATCGCCATTTACGTGTTGGTGATAGGGCGATGAACCCCTGTCCGCTCTGCCGGGGAAGCGGACTAATCCAAGTTGCCGACGTCTACCGATCAGTCGGAGCCCAACGCAACTGCCTTGTCGCATGGGAACTATCAACGCCCGGCCCCTGCTGGTGCACCACCTACGGACTACGTAACACGAAAGAGAAGCCATGAGTAACCGCCGAGACGCCGCCCAGATACTCGCCATGATCTCATGGGTGCGCAAGCAGCTCAAACGAATTGAAGCGACGGCCAACGAGCGGGCCGATGTCGAGTTCGCCGACGAGAAGGTCAAGGCGCACGTCGTCATCGACGGCCAAAAGGTAGAAGTGTCGTCCACGACTCGCGTGCAGCCCAGCGCGAAACTCAAGGTGGAAGATCCCGACCGGCTGGCCGCATGGGTCCAGCAGCGTTGGCCCACCGAAATCGTCCCGGCCGTGCGCCCGTCATTCCTCGCCCAGATCGTGCCGAAGATGGCTGCCACCGACGGATGCCTGATCGATGACGACGGCGAGATCTGCCCATGGGTAGGACTGGAACTACCCAATGCCTACACCACCACGCGCCTGCTGAAAGGCGCCGACGAGAACCTGTCGAATCTGCTGGAGCATCGCTCGCTGGCCGACCTCATGCGACTCATCGAGAACGCCGAACCCGAGATCGTCGATCTTGATGCGGAGGCCGCGAAGTGACGGCACTCAAGACCCGGCCCCCGACATGCGCGGTTCCGTGGCCACTGATTCTCGTCGAGGGCGGCGAGAAGGCCGGAAAGTCTTGGGCCGCTGCCCTTCTGTCAGCATCGGACAAGGTAGGCCGAACCCTGTGGCTCGACTGGGGCGAGGGAGCCGCCGACGAATACGGCGCAATCCCGGGCGCCCGATACGAGGTCATCGAACACGACGGCACCTGGTCATCGATCTACGAACAGGTACAGGCCGCACGCGACGAAGCCAAACGCGCCGTCGCTGCCGGTGACAAACCCGTTGTGCTGGTGCTCGATTCGATGACCGCCGAATGGGACGACCTCAAGGAATGGGTCGACGGCAAGGCCAGACGCCGGACATCCAACAAAAAGAAGCTGGAGTCTGATCCCGAGGCGGAAATTCAGATCACCACAGATCTGTGGAACTTGGCCACCGCACGCCACAAGGCACTGATGCGGATCCTGATGCGGTTCCCCGGCATTGTCGTCATGACGGCCCGCGGCGCCGACCAGGTCGCCATGGAAAACGGCAAGCCCACCGAGAAGCGCACCTGGAAAGTGGCCGGGCAGAAAGACCTCGGTTTCGACGCCTCGGTATGGGTGCGACTGGCTCGTGGTGCCCATCCCGAGATCATTGGTGCTCGCTCGGTGCATGCCGGCATCGTCCCGGGGGACGGCAAACCCAGACGCGTACCTGAGCTCACGCTCGAACGACTGGTCTTCGACATCCTGCGCTGCGATCCCAAGACCGCACACGTGCGGGAACTGACCTCGGTGCAGGACCGCGTGTTCGACCTCTTGGAGGCGATCGGTGCCGCGCAGTCCAAGGACGAGTTGACCGAGATATGGCGCGAGGCGAAGGCCGCCGAGCTGCTGAACACCGGACTGGACGACGGCCCCACAGTGCAAGCCGCGATCTTCCAGCGCGCCGAGAGCATCCAGACCCCAAGCGATCCTGACGCTGAACAGCAAGCCAGTCAGGCAGCAGATGAGTAGCGGGGGCGTCACGCTCATCTGCCAACGGTGCTTCAACGAATTCGGGACCGACAGGGTCCGCGATCTCTGCCACAGCTGCCAGCTCACACAGCAGTCGGCCTGGCCACACACCTACCTCACCCACATCGGAGACGCAAGCGGAGCATGAGCACACAGATCTCAATGACGGACTTCTTTTGCGGTGCTGGCGGTTCCAGCACCGGAGCCGTTCAGGTTCCGGGTGTGTACATCCGGGCAGCCGCTAACCACTGGCAGCTGGCGGTTGATACGCACAACGAGAACCATCCCGACGCTGATCACATCTGCGCGGACTTATCCCAGTACGAACCCCGGTACTTTCCGCGCAGCACCATGGGTTGGTTTTCGCCGTCGTGCACGCACCACACCGTTGCACGCGGAGTGAAGCGTGTCGACAATCAACCGGACCTGTTTGGGGACAAGCTGCCCGATGAGGCCGCTGAGCGCTCACGAGCCACCATGTGGGACGTCGTGCGTTTCACCGAATACCACCGCTACGAACTGGTATTCGTCGAAAACGTCATCGAGGTCGCAGCCTGGGCACCGTTCCACGCGTGGCTGGCGGCGATGGACTCCCTGGGCTACGACCACAAGCTGGTGATGCTCAACTCGATGCACGCCCAACTCGGCGGGCTGGGCGCACCGCAATCCCGCGACCGCCTGTACGTGATGTTCTGGCGCCGCACTAACCGGGCACCTGACGTCGAGCGCGTGGTTCGGCCACGGGCGATCTGCCCCGACTGTGGCCCCGTCAACGCGATGCAGGTGTTCAAGAAGCCCGGCAACACCGTCGGCCGCTACCGCCAGCAGTACATGTACCGATGCCCAAACATCAAGTGCCGCAACCAAGTCATCGAGCCCGTGGTGCGTGCGGCCGAAGAGATCATCGACTGGTCGCTTCTGGGTGAGCGGCTCGGCGACAAACCGATCAAGAAGTTCATCGACAAGAAGACCGGCGAAGTGAGCTACGGGCCGCTGGCACCCAAGACGATGGCCCGCGTACACGCCGGCATCGACCGCTACTGGCTGCCGCTACTGGTGCCCGTCGAGGGGCGCGAGGGCAAGGAAGCCCGCCCGGTATCGGAACCGATCAGGACGATGACGACACGCAACGAAACGGGACTACTGGTGCCGTGTGGAGGGACCTGGCGCGAGGACGCGGCGCCGACCACCGAGCCGTTCTCCACCCGAACCACCAGGGAAACAGACGGTCTGGCGTTCATCGCCGAACTCCGCGGCGGTAGCAGTGACGCCCGACCGGTATCGGACCCGTTGGCCACACTCACGGCCTCGGGAAACCACCACGCGCTCGTGACGTCCTACTACGGCAAGGGCGGCACTCGATCGGCCCACGAACCACTTTCGACCGTGACCACACGAGATCGGCACGCCCTGCTGATGCGGAACAACACCCCGCGCGGTAACCCCGCCCAGATGGTCACCCCCGTGTCGGAGCCGATGCGCACGCTGACCACCGAGGGGCACCAGTCGTTGTTGAGCGCCGAGCACCCCACGATCGATATCGACGACGTCCGGTTCCGCATGCTGGAACCGCACGAGCAGAAGCGCGCCATGGACTTCCCGGCCGACTACGTGATCAAGGGCAACCGGCGTGAGCAGGCACGCCAGGCAGGCAACGCGGTCACCCCGCCATCGTCGCGCGACCTGGTCACCGTGGGCGTGGAGAGCCTGACATGAGCACCCCGCACTACCAAGACGAATCGGTCACCCTGCACCACGGTGATGCGCTCGCCGTGGCCAAGACGCTCGCAGACGGCTCAGTGGACTGCATCGTCACCAGCCCGCCCTACTTCGGACTGCGCGACTACGGCACCGAAGGCCAGTACGGTCTGGAGGCCTCACCGATCGAGTATGCGGAGACCATGCGCGCATTGTTCTGCGAGCTGCGTCGCGTGCTCGCCGACGATGGGACGCTCTGGCTCAATCTCGGTGACAGCTACTACAGCGGCCGGGGCAATCCGGGCCCGAACTCGGCTGACGCGAAGCAATCGGCACGTCGTGGATGGACCCGCGCCGTCGATCGGCCCGGCCAAGGGTGGGCGAAACCGAAGGACCTGCTTGGTATCCCGTGGCGCGTCGCATTCGCGCTGCAGGACGACGGCTGGTACCTGCGTAACGACAATATTTGGTCCAAGCCAAACCCGATGCCCGAGAGCGTCCCCGATCGCCTGTCGAACAAGCACGAGTACGTATTCATGCTCACGAAGAGCAGGCGCTACTACTTCAACCTGGACGCGATCCGCGTGCCGGTGAGCTCGACCCGTGAAGCGGCACTGAGCTGGGACCGTGACGAGCAGGGCGTGCCAGGACAGAGGCCTCAGCACCGCCCGGTCCGCGCCAGCCGACCAGAGGCGACACCGCCCAGCGCGCAGCCACAGACCAATTTCGGGCCCACCGGGAAACGTAACGGAAAGTTCCACCCAGCCGGAAAGAACCCCGGCGACGTGTGGGAGATCGCCACCCAGCCGTTTTCCGGCGCGCATTTTGCAGTGTTCCCAACCGAACTGCCGCAGCGCTGCATACTCGCGGGCTGCAAGCCGGGCGGCACGGTGCTCGATCCGTTCAGCGGTTCGGGGACGACGGGAATGGTCGCGCAGCGCCTCGGCCGCAAGTACATCGGTATCGACCTGAACCGGGAGTACCTCGACCTGTCGTTGCGGACCCGCCTACAGGACGCCGCGTTCGATTTCGAGGCGGGTGCATGACCGCCGAGTTCACCGACGACGCGCGCGCCATCATGGAAATGCGGAGCCTGGGTGAGTGCGAGGTGCAGTGGCCCAACATCTGCCAAGGCCACCAACCGCTGCAAGCACACCACCGACGTCCCCGCGGTTCTGGTGGCACGAAGCGGATGTCCTCGCGCCTGGCCGCCAACGGGCTGATGGCATGCCTGTGGTGTCACGACTTCCTCGAACACGGGGAGCGCGGACAGGCCCGAAAGCTCGGGTTCATCGTGTCCCAGAACGCCGAACCGTCCGACGTGCGGGTCTTCTACCGCCATGAGCGCTACGCGCTGCTGGACAACGACGGGAACGTGGTGGCGGCATGAAGTGCGTTCGTCCCAACTGCCACCGCGCCGGTATTCGCAGGCGGCGCTGGATGTGCAACCCGCACTACAAGGCTGCGGACACCGCGTATGTCGACGCCGGCCCCGTCAGGCAACATCTGCTGCGCTTGCATGCGGCTGGTCATTCGTGGACCGAGATGGAGGCCCTGACGGGCATCACTCGGCGGGCCATGAGGTTGATTCGCGACGGTGCGCGCACCAACGTGCAGAAGCCCACGGCCGAAGCCATTCTCGCGATCCCAGTGCCGCGCCGGTTCGGCGGCACCGGCAGAGTCGATGCGACAGGAACTATCCGCCGGATTCGCGCGCTCATGGCCATCGGCTGGTCGGTTCCAGTGCTCGCCGCCCAGCTGGACCTACACCCGTCGAACGTGCGGAACCGGCTGCGCCAGCCATCGGTGGCGGCCGGATTCGCCCACGATGTCGCAGCACTGTTCGACCGGCTCCAGATGACCCCGGGCACGTCGCAGCGCATGCGGACGCTCGGACGCCGAGACGGCTGGGCGCCCCCCTTCGCGTGGGATGAAGACACCATCGACGACCCCAGCACCACACCGGATCTGGGCGCGAAGTCGACATGGATGCAGGAATACGAGGACCACCAATGGGTCTGCTCCGATGACGCGCAGATCGCGACGGCGATGGGTATCCAGCTGGACTCGGTGAAGACGCAACTACGACGCAAGGGGGCGGCATGACCACGCCCGCTCCCGTTGAGATCCCCGAGCCGATCTACCGCTACTACGCCACACCCAGGGAGAGCGGCCCGTGCGCGGGCTGCGGTGACTTGATCCTGGCAGGCGAACTCATGGCCAAACGCCGAGACGAAATCCGTTGCAAAACATGCGCAGAAAGGTGGAACAAATGAGGGCACTCTCAGTTCGCCAGCCGTGGGCGTGGCAGATCATCAATCAACGCAAGGACATTGAGAACCGCACCCGGAACATGGCCGGGAAATACCGCGGGCCCGTCGCGATCCACGCGGCACTCAAACCCGACCAGATGGCGCTTGCCCGGCTACCGAAGCACGCGCCCGAATGGGTAACCGCACCAAGGATATTCGACTATGGCGTGATTCTCGGCGTGGTCGACCTGGTCGACGCGCACCAGTCGGCGCCATTCTGCTGTGGGAGCGACTGGGGAGAGCTGCTCTGGGGCGGGTACCACCTGGTGCTGGCGAACCCGCGTCCGATCCCGCTGAATCAGCAGCCCCTGTGCCGGGGTGCGCTCGGTCTCTGGACTCCGCCCGCCGACATCGTCGCGCAGCTCCAGGCGATGACGTGATGCGCCAACCGATCCGGGTGTTGTTTACCTCCGATGAGTGCCGCGAGCTTGGCCGCTGCGAACACTGCGGCTGGCACAAACGCAGGCAAGGTCACCACCCCGACTGTCGACGCCCACGGCGCCGAAACGGTTACCGGTCCCATGCGTGAAACGACGAATCAGGAGAAGTAGATGCGTATTCGTTCCATCAAGCCCGAGTTTTGGCGCTCGCAAGACATCAGCGCGATCGAGGACTGGGCCACGCGGCTGTTGTTCATCGGGTTGTGGTCGTACGTGGACGACAACGGGGTGGGTGTTGATCGGGTGGCGTTGATCGCGGCGGATCTCTTCGCAGACGATTTGGAGCGAGATCCTAGCGAGACGTTCGCGAGGGTTTCGCGAGGATTACTGCAACTTGCCGAAGCGTCTCGAATCGCCCGGTACGAGGTTGACGGCCGCTCATTCCTGTTCGTAAACGGGTGGGCCGACCATCAACGCATCGATCACCCGAACGCACCACGCTTTCCACTTCCAGACGGCACGATTGCCCGCCCTACCAGCGAGAAACCAACCGTTTCGCGAGGGTCCACGAAAGCTTCGCGAAAGTCTCGCGAGACCGTCGCGCCTGGAACAGGGGAACAGAGGAACAGGGGAACAGGGGAGCAGGCGGCGCCGAAAACCTCGCGCACACACCAACCGTCGACGGCCCCCACACCTCCCGAGCGCTCCGCGCCACCCCCCGAATTCTGTGCAATGCATCCAGGCGGAACCGACAAGCCGTGCCGTGCATGCCAACGCCACCGCGAGAGTCGAGAGCAGTGGGAAGCCGATCAGGCCGACCTCGACGAGGCCGAACGTCTGGCTGGGGTCGAACGCCGACGGGACTGCAAGGTGTGCGACGGCACCGGCTGGCGGCTCGACTCACCCGACGACCGGGCCATCAAATGCGGCCACCCAGCCCTCCAGCTCGTCCACAGCGCCACCGACCAGGATGTCGCGGCACGATGAGTCCAGAACGCGAGTCCAGAGCCGCTACGGGCGATGTGCGGTACTTCCACGGCGGTGCGCCCGGTCTGCGCCCCGGCGCGATCATCGAACCCACCACGGGCACCGCGCACCTGGTCGACGGCTGCCCCACATGCGAGGCCCGCCGCCGCGGTGAACCGCTCGACACCGACGACAACGACCCCAACCTCGTGTACGTCACCACCGACCGGGACTACGCCCGGATCTATGCCGCCGGATACCCGCGCGGTGCCCTGTACGTCGTCGAACCGATCGGCGAGCTCGTCGACCGCTCCGAACACGATCCGGTGCCGTCCTGGGGCTGCCCATCGGCGCGCGTCGTCAGCGTCTATGACCCGCTGGTCAACCTGACCGACAAACAGATCCGCCAACTGTTCAGGCGGTGGTGGCGATGACCGACTACGAGGAGATCGGCCGGCGCGACAAACCCGGCCCGTACGACGTTAACGACGCCATCGGGCGCGACTGCACGGATTGCGGTGCACCCGCTGGCCGAAAATGTCCACGCCCCAACGGCGATGGATTCAAGGATTGCCCGTGTGTTGGTCGATTGAAAGTTGGTGCTGAGCGATGACCGAGGAGACTAGTTGGGACGGTTACGTCGTGGTTGAGTGCGCTGGCGGGAGTCTGGCCGAGGGGTACTGGTACGACGGCGCGGTGCATGACGCGCCGCGCTTGTCGACGACGGTCGCCTACACGCTCGATGCGGTGTTCGCCTGCCACAATCCTGTGGCGGTAAAGCTCAACACCATGTTCTGGCCGAACCGTCCGCCCGCGCCCTGGCGGATCCGCAAGCGCGACGGCGAGTGGCGCATCGAGAAGCGTCAGACGCACGGCTATGAGACCTGGTGCCGATTCGACGAGGGCCCGGAGGCATTCGGCGCGTTCGCTGCCGGTGGTGCGCGATGAGAGACCGCACGATCACCTGGCGCGAGCGCGGCATCCGGCACACCATCAAACTGCCTGATGTCGAGGCACGAGGCGTTACCGCGTTGGGCTGCTGGGTCAAGCGCTCACCCATTCCCGGCACCCGCCGCTGGGAGTGGGTCATCACCAACATGCCTGTGACCGCCTTAACCGGCATGAGCGCGGGGTACACCCGCACGCGATGGGGCTCTCGGCGCGCCGTACGTCGCGCGCTCAAGTTCTGGGCGTCGTACGGGTACCCCGTCAATCCGGATGGTGCGCGATGAGTTTTGCAGCCCGATACGCCGGTCGTTGCGGCAACTGCGACAACCGCATAGAGCCCGGCGACGAAGTGCATTACGACGAAGACGAACTCGTGCACGACGACTGCCCCGACGAATCCGGACCAGTCGACGAGGTGTGCCCGAAATGCTGGTGCATCCACAGAGGGGAGTGCGCGTGACAACCGCAGTCACGATCAGTCATAAGTGCTTGTCTGGCAAGAACTGCCGAGACTTCAAGCTCATCGAGGAGCGTGGCCGGCAGAAGCGTGAGCCCGCGTCCACGGAGAAGCCGAACACGTTGTGTCGTCGATGCGCTGCCGATGTGCGGCATGCGGCCGAGGATCTGCCGGGCGACTACAGCCGATTGCAGGCCGCTATGGGTGACGGGCCCGCGCAGGGTGCGCCGGGCCCACGGGTTCGAGGGACCTCCTCGGCGCCGATCCCGTTCAACACTCGCTACGACGCGCTCATGTCCGAGGTCGTCGCCGGGCTCGTCGCGGCGACCGCACGGATCACCGTGCCGCCGAAAGGCGCCCACACGCACGTGGTCACGACCTGCGCACGGGCAGTCGCGGCGAACGTCCCCAAGCTGCTCGCCTCACCAGCACTCCCGGACGAGGTGTGGGTCAACGGAACCGAACGCCGCGTGATGCAGCGCAGCGGCGTCACCATCGCCCTGGAACTGGTCAACCTGCACCGCCGGTGCGTGGCCGCGCTCGGCGGCGACACCGACTCATCCCGAATCAGGCTGTCGTACGGGTGCGCCTCATGCGGCTCACCCGCACTCGTGCAGCAGGGCTACCAGGTCACCTGCCCGAGTTGCAAAAAGGACTGGACCGACAACGCCTACGCCGAACTGAACCGTGAACTGGTGCGACAAAAGGAAGAGGACGAAATGCGCGAGCTGGAGCACGCCAAGTCGAAACTTGCGGCGCTGCAACGACTCAATGACGGATTCGCTGAAATGGGCGACACCGATCTGCGGTTCACACCCGGGCAGCTCGTCGGCTTGTTGGGCGACATCCTCGCCATGCCAGAACCCACCGACAAGGCGGCGAAGAAGTGACTGCGAAACGCAAGCCGATGCGCGGGCTTGGCGCCCTCGACGAAGCCCGCCGCGTCGCGCACCTACTCAAGAACGAACTAGCCGCGATCGACCCGGCAGCCGCACAAGCCAGCGTCAGCAGATTGGTCGGGGAGGGAATCGAATGGCTCGTCGGGAACCGCACACCACTAGACCCCGACAGCTGGTACACCGCAATCGAACTCGCCAACGAACACTGCGTAACGCCCCAGTCGATCCGAGACTGGGTGCGCCGCAACAACCTACGCGTCATCCACCGCGAAGACGGCAAGGATGTTTACCAGGCAGGCGAGGTCGACCTCTACCTGCAGTACCGCCGCTTGCGGTCCATGCGCATCACGCAAGGGTGCAATTTCGCCGAATGGTGCGCCAAAACTCAATCCAGCCCGGGAGCGTCCCCGTGAAAGATCGCTGTTAAGCCACGCCGAGCGGGGAAAGCTGAAACCTAAACTATCCACTGTTCTGCCGGGAAGGCAGCTTTGTAGCAATTTCCTTGAGTAGATTAATCAAATCGGGTGGAATAGGTGAGATATGCTCAATCTTCCCCTCATCTCCAAATATTGGCTTGGTGAAAACTCCGTGACTAAGCTCTAGTATTAGGCGCTCACGCATTTCGGTGTCGGTTATTTGCTTTGCAAATGCGGGCATGGAATTTATAAGCACAGAGGAAGCTTCCGCCCAGCGGCCAAGGATCTGATGATATTTTGCTATCCGAGCCGTATACGATGCAAGCCCGATAAGCGGGAGGACTAAGACGAGGTGTAGCAGGGTCTCGGTAATATGGGAATTTCTACCCCAATAGAGCACTGCGGCGCCGGTAAGCGCGACTGCGGCTATCGATCCAAGGGTCACGAATGTCCAAAGCGTGCTAGATCTCTTCGCGCTGTTCGCAACCGTGGAGAAGTGGTCACCAATTGCTGTTGCTCCTGTTTGGCCTGCAGCCGCTATCGCGGCATCGCGCGCATCCAGGGTGTCTTGCGCTGCGCGTTCAGCAATACTGGCAGTGTCAATTGCGGCCAGTGCGCTGAGGAATTCCTGCCCAATTGCCCGAAAATCAATAAGCCAGCGGTTTAATGCCGTCTCTTCGGACGTCGTTTTAACCAGGGCCGACGGATTTACGAAACTGATGGATTCGAGGTCGTCGCTGACTGATTCGGTCCATTTCACGAGGAAATCGATAATGGTTGCCGATGTTGGGGGGTTGCCCTCGATGGACCGATTGAACGCGTGCTGCAGGTATTTTCCAAGTTCTTCGAGACGCTTGTCGCCTAGATAGTCGGCCAGGTACTTTTGGCCCATAGCGTTTTCGCTGAATATGTCTTCCGGTTGCTCAAAGAGCAGAACGGATAGCTTTCGCGTTAGCCGTTGCGCAGCTTGCAGTTGCCGACGATCGAACTGTCCCGCCAGCAGCTGGAGTTGCCCAAGGTCTTCAGGATCTTTGCGAAGCATGTCTGAAAATGCGCTGTAGGCGTACTCCAGCGCTCCGCGAGCGAACGCTCGACCTTGCGGCACTATGGGTGGAGAAGTCCCCGCCAGCCATGCAAGTGTTGAATCTGATCGATCTTTCGGCTCGTCTCCCACATCTAGACAATATGTGGCCTCGGTGCAGGCTGGGATGCAAACCAAGCATCAGCTAGTCAGCCCACTCAGTCCCGCCGACCAGTCCCGCCGACACCTGCCGGTCAGTGGATGTGTAGCGCGCTCTTGAGAGCGTCCTGCCACTCAGTCGCGCTGGCGCCTGACCACGCATACGGATCATCCTTGAACCCAGTCGCCTCTATGGCCTGGTTAATCGAGGTCCATTCGGAAACCGTCGGTCCTCGGTCGTCCTTCTCCTGCTGTTCGCGCAATATTCGCCTGAGACCAGCAAGAATCATGCCCGCTTCGTAGATCCGATCCTGAGTTCGGTCGCTCATCGTCTGAAGGTAGCAAACGGTGTCAGACCTGCGGGGTATAACTGGCGAATGAACGTCCGCACCGCGATAGCCCAGGCCATCGAGCGCATACCCAACCTGCTCGATGCGGCCGTCACCGAGCGGTTCACCGGCAGGCGCGAGCATGTGACGCACTCCAAGGAGCACGTCGCCGACCTCATCTCCGCAGTCTTGCCCGGCAGTCTCAAGTCCGATGGCTACCTGATCGTCAAACTCCCCGCCATCGACGTCGACGACGCGGGTCGTCGATCGATCCGCGTCCCGATCACAGCACAGCCGTGGTCCGACGGCGAGGTCCGAATCGGCCCCCGCGGTGACGAGGTAGCCATCGTGAACGTCCCGGCCCGGATGCCCGTTCAGGACGCGCCGGCCCTGGCCGTTGCGCTGCTCGCTGCGCACGCGCTCCGTCGGCCGACGCCATGACGTTCCGGTGACTTAGGGTGGCTCACATGGGATTACTCAAAGATGTCACGGTTCCCTTCGACTATGGATCTCCGAAGGTGTATTACGCCGGGCATGAGATCGCCGTGGACCCGTCGACGGCGAAACTCCTGCAGGACGCGACGAAGGCTGCCGTCGACGAGGGTGCCACAACCCTAGTTAGCGCGGGGCATCTCACACTCTTGGTTGGGCCGACCGTCCCGATCGCGATCTACCTGCCGCCGGAACCTGAGACGGCAGTAACGGCTCAGCTCGATAACCTGCACTAGAGGTGATCCCGGCGCGTCGCGCACGCTTTTTGTGCGCGCATGCGTTACCTTCTGACCGGCACAGCTGTGCCCATATGACGAACCCCTGAGACGCGAGACATCTGCGATCAGGGGTTTTGTCGTATCTACCCCAAGCCCCCGGGGAGTCACCATGAAACGTACGCTCGCTCGCGTCCTGCGCCGGATCGCCAACAGGATTGATCCGACGCCCAACTCCCAATACGTGACGGCACAGGAGCGTGTCGCCAGGGCGCAGCGTGATCTGGACGCCGCCAGGCGGCGCGAGCGTGATGTGTACGAGAGGTTCGCATGGGCGGGTCGAGTGGCTGGCCTCGCGTTCGAGAAGTCGTGGGCCACAAAGATCCTTGACGGAATCGCCGTTGCGGCGCCAGTGCTCCCGAATATGGCCGTGGCGCGCAAGGCGCCATGGTGGCGGCGACTGCTCCGCAGGTTCGGCCGCTGATGCCCAATCAACCGCTTGTCGACCTGCTGGCCCGCACATTCGCATCCGGCACGCTGATGCACCCCGGAGACGGCAACGGTCCCGCCCGTCCGATCCCTATCCCGGGGTTCCGCACCGCGGGCATGTCCGATGAGCAGGCCAAGGAATTGGTCGGCGAGTCCGCGAAACTGTGGGCCGAAGCCATCGAGCACGCGATTGGCACCGAGTTCGAGGCGTTGACGAAAGCCGATGCGGCACAACTGCGCCACGACGCAGCAGAAGCCCCTGACGGCACCCGCATCGTCACCCTGTACGACCAACGCGACCACCACCGCAAGACACCCCTATGGGTGCTCACTATCGGCAAGACCGACGACGTGACAGTGGATGTCCGCCAGCTACGGAAGTTCCTGGGCTGATGGCCTGCTGCAGCTGCGATGAGCATGACTACTGCTGCCGGTGCTACACCGAACAGGAACGCGCACACAGGGTTATCGAGGACATCCTCGACGGCACGTATGACGGCGAGGTCGAGATCCCCGACTTCCCTCACATGCTGAGTGCTGACTCCCATCACGCAGCCCGGGCCATCCTGTCCGTGCTCAAACACGAGAGAGTGGTCTAAGCCCATGTCCCACATAAAGATCACCGTTGACGGCAAGACCCTGATGGACGCCGACCCGGGCACGTGGCGCCACACCCCGCCGGACATCCCCGCCATACAGCAGAGAACAGCTGGTGAGCCGTGGGGGTTGGCCGTGATGAGCGCTGTTGCGCACGCTGCCACGCTCGGCATGCTGGGCGAGGCAGGCGACACCACGATCGACGTCACCACCCGGGCGGGCGGTTTCACCATGGAAGCCGACGGAGTTGGACCAGTGGAATCTGCTGGCGTGCCCGCAAGGGTGCCACCGCCCCCGGCCGCACCGCCCGCTCACGCAGCCACCGAGGCAGTGCGCTTGTGAGTCCCGTTACGCCAGAACAGTTCCGAGAGAACGGACGCAAGCCGTTCCGGGTCACCGATCGGGGCCGCGTGTACATCGGCGACGACGAGTTCCCCTACCCAATCCGCAAGGGCAGCATCCGAGTTGAGAAGGCCATTCCCTCACACAACGCGGTGACTATGACTGTCCTGGTCGGTCCCGTCTTCATCGAAGCGAAGACACCCGGAGCACCGGCCATCGTTGTCGCCGAAACCATCCCGGCTGCAACAAAGCTCGCCGAGTCTCTGGACCTCAGCCCGTTCTTGGCAGCCTCGCCGCTGTCCATCCGCAACGGCGCCTTGCGAGGAATCGCGAACGTCTCGGCCATCTACATCGACGGTGCGGCACCGCTGTCCAGGGACACCGACGAGCAGATTGCCCTGTTGGCCAGCCTCTCTGGCGCTCCGCTCTACCAGGTCGACGCAAGCGCTAGCCGCCAGGGGTTTTCGCCGGATGTGCTGATCATGGATGAGCCCTATGTCGCCGAGGCCCAGCCGTAAGGCCAACACCACTGACCGTGGTCTTGGCTGGCGTCACCAGCAGGCCGTCGCCCTCCTCCTGCGCAGGCTCATCGAGGGCACACTGTGCTGGTGGTGCGGACTGCCCATGTTCCGCGACAAGGCATGCAACTGGGACGGTAAGCAACTCGCCGGTGATCACAGCGTGCCCCGTGTCCACGGCGGCCACCTCGCCGACCGACTACTGCACGGCACATGCAACTCCCAACGCCAAGACGGTCGTTGGGACCACATACGCCCAGTAGTGCAGGGCATCCACCCCAGCCAGTGGACACCCAAGGGCACAGGCCCACAGCCACCCGCTGACACCACCAACCTCGCGATGGACTGGTGACCCTGTACCTGGTGACCGGCCCGCCAGCGGCCGGCAAGTCCACATGGGTACGACAGCACGCCCGCCACGGCGACATCACCATCGACTACGACGCCATCGCCTCGGTACTCACACCCACCGGTGGCGACCCACACGACCCACCACAGCACGTGCGCGCCGTCGTCAAGGCAGCACGACAAGCGGCCATCGACACCGCCCTACAGCTCACCGCCCAGCACGACGTGTACCTGATCCACTCAATGCCCGGCGCAGCGCTACTCGCACGGTACGAGGCAGCAGGAGCCCAAGTCATCACCATCGACCCCGGACAGGCTGTGGTGCTCGCACGCTGCAAGGCAGAGCGACCCTGGCAGATGGCCCAAGCAGCCAAACACTGGTACGCAAACCCCGAATCCAGCAAACACGGCAACCCCAACAGCAAAGCCCAGCAAGGGGTAATGGCATGGTGAACAGCTCCAACCACACCCACAACGCCCTGACCAGCACCGACACCAACACCAAAACCACCCCTGACCTGCGACAACACCCCAACCCCCGAAAATATCCATGCGGGGCACCCACCCTGACCCCCGGAGGTCCCGTCAGGATTTTTTTTCGAGGGTGCGAAACATGACGACAGCTCCCGGGGCGGCAAAGAAGGCAGCAAAGTCAGCAAAGGCCCCCGCTAAGAGGGCTGAAGCCAAGCCTGAACTGGAGAAAACCGCAGGTCAGCGTCTTATTGCGGAGCTGTCGAAAGAAGGCGACCCGTACTCGCTGCAATACCTGATCGAGCTCGCCGGGCAGACCGCTGACTTCTTGGAACGGCTGACGGCGCTGCTCAACGGTGACCGTGACGCGTGGATCAAGGTCGATATCGGTGTGAAGACGGTGGAGGTTGGCGTGAACAACGTCCTGGTGCAGCACCGTCAGCAGGCCGAGCAGTTACGCAAGCTCATCGCCGAGGTTCAGCGCCACCGCGCCAAAGCCCCGAGCAGTCCGAATGGCAACGGCGACCCTCTCGCCAAGTACTAGCCGCTCCAAGCGGCCGGTGTGGCCCAAGTGGGTGGGGTCGTGGCCGCGGCTCAAGGGCCGGCAGATGCCGGAATTCGAGTCGCGGCATCCTGGCGACGAGTCGGCGCAGGCCGATCGGTGCGGGCGGTTCGGGTTCGATATCGGACTGCGCCCCATGCCGTGGCAGTGGCGCTCGCTGCAGGCGATCCTGTCGGTACAGCCGCCGACCGCCGACGAGGTAGAGGACGCCGCGCACGAGGGCCGCGAACCGGTCAGCCTATGGACGCACCGCGACGTATGCATCGAATGCACACGGCAGCAAGGCAAAACCCTGCTAATCGTCCTGCTGATCTTGTTCCACATGTACGTGCTCCGCTCCAAGCGGATCATCTACACGGCCCAGCGGTGGTCGACGGCGTACGACGTGTTCAAACGCGTATGCGCGGTGATCGACAGGGTTCCGTGGCTCAAGTCCCGGCTGGCTGAGAAGCCCTCCAAGGGCGGCAACCGCGGCGTCATCAAGCTCAAGGATCCCGACACCGGGCAGATCGTGTGCGAGGTCGAATTCGGACCGCGCTCGCAGGATTTCGGGCGCGGCTACACCGAGATCGACCTGCTGATCATCGACGAGGCATACGACGTGGACCCCGGCGAGGAGCAGAACCTCACCGGTTCGCAGTCGGCCGCCAAGAACCCGCAGACGATTTACATCTCGACGGCGCCGGTAGCGTCCAAGCACCCGAAGTGCCACAGCCTTGCCGGTCTGCACCGACTGGGCCACAGCCGCGCCCCGGACCTGTACTACGCCCTCTACGCCGCGCCCCGGGAGATGGAACGTACCAGCGTCGAGGCGTGGGAGCTCGCGCAGCCGTCGTACGGGGTCGCCACCAACGAGCGCGAGATCCGATCGAAGCTGCAGAAGGCCAAAACGGTTGAGCAGCGGGCGATCTTCGACGCCGACTACCTGGGCTGGGGCGACTACCCGCCCGACGAGGAAGAGATCGGTTCACCGATCCCCGAGGCGGTGTGGAACGACATGGCCAACCCGAACGCAACGCTGGTGGGATCCCGAACGATCGCGGTGCACCGAGCTCGACGCCGAAACGTGTGGACCATCGTGGCGGCGCAGAGCACCGGCGACGGACTGATCCACATCGAGGTCGGCCCCATGCGCACCGGCGAGCACACCGACATCGCCGAGTACCTGATCACCAAGGTCACCGAGTGGAATCCCGTTGCGCTGGTGATCGATAAGAAGAACGAAGCCATGGTGCTGGTGCCGCTGCTGGAGGCCGCCGGCATCGAGGTAACAACCACCAACGCACCCGACGTCACCGCCGGCTTCCGCGGATTCCTCGACGACGCACTCGGGCGCAAGCTGTCGCACTCCGATCAGGTGATCCTCAACGACTCGGTGACCTCGGCCACGATCCGCGAACTACCCGGCGGCGACCCGGTATGGGCCGACGACGACAACGGAGTGTCCGGTCCGATCATCGGGGCGTCACTGGCGCACTGGGCGCTACGCAAGTTCGCGACCAAGCCCAAACGACCAACCGCACGGGCACGCACCGGCGGATCCGCTGGCCGCCAATCACGCAGAGATCGCGCCGAATTCGACGCGATGACCGCCACATTCTGAGAAAGGGGGCGAGCATGGCCGATCAGAAGGAACCGAGAAAGACCGCCGCCCCGCGCACCGAGAAGGGCTACGTCGTCAGCTCAGCTGGCGCGATGGGCTGGGGTGGCCCGCTGGACCAGTTCGAGCGGACCACGGACCTTATCTGGCCGCTGTCGGTGTGGACATACACGCGCATGGTTCGCGAGGACGCGCGAATCTCATCCGTGCTCAGGGCGATTGGGCTGCCGATCCGCCGTACCACGTGGCGTATCCGGCCCAACGGCGCCAGCGATGACGTCGTCGAGTTCGTTGCGCGGAATCTGGGCTTACCTGTCGAGGGCGCCGAGGATACCGAGGACAAGAAGTTGGAATCGGCGAGGACTGTGGCGCGTTCACGTGGCCGATTCTCGTGGGACAAGCACCTACAGCAGGCGCTTATGTCGCTGCGGTATGGACATGCGGTGTTCGAGCAGGTGTATCGGATCGAAGGCGAAGGCGCGAACGCGCGTGCGGTGCTGCGCAAGCTGGCCCCGCGGCCCCAAGCCACGATCGCGAAGTGGAACGTGGCGCGCGACGGTGGGCTGGTGTCCATCGAGCAGCAGCCCGCCAGCGCGTTCACGGTCACACCGAACGGGATGACCGTACCTGTTGCAGGGCCGATAGATTCCGTGCTCCCCGTCGAGCGCCTGGTGGTGTATCTGCACGAACCCGACCCGGGCGTGTGGATCGGCAATAGCCTCCTACGCCCGGCGTACAAGCATTGGAAGCTCAAAGACGAGCTGATGCGCATCGAGGCCGCCGCGGCACGCCGCCACGGTATCGGTGTGCCGGTCATCAAGGGCAACGAGACCGATTCCCAAGACGAAGACCGCATGGATGACCTGCTGGATATCGCATCGCGGTTCGGTGGCGGCGAATCAGCCGGTCTGGCCCTGACCGAAGGCGAAGAGTTCGACATCGCCTCCCCGAAGGGCACGCCGATGGATCCGCGGCGCGCGATCGAGTACCACGACCACCAGATGGCCCTGGTTGCGTTGGCGCACTTCCTGAATCTTGACGGCAAGGGCGGCTCATACGCGCTCGCCAGCGTGCAGGCCGACACGTTCGTGCAGTCCGTGCAGACCGTGGCCGACGACATCCGCGACACCGCGCAAGCGCACATCGTCGAAGACCTGGTCGACATCAACTTCGGCGAAGACGAACCTGCGCCGCTGCTGGTGTTCGACGAGATCGGCTCGCGCCAGGACGCCACCGCCGCCGCGCTGCAAATGCTCGTCAACGCAGGGCTATTGACCCCGGACCCACGGCTGGAAGCCTTCATCCGCTCTGCCACCGGGCTACCAGGGCCCGCACCAGAACCCGACGAGCCCGAGGAATCGGACACGCCCGCCAACCCGCCGGCGACCGCCCAGCCTGAACCACCCGCGCCACCAGCCGACAAAACGCCGAAAACCGCTGAGCAGGAGGGGCTGTGGTAGAGGTTCCCGAACCGCCGACGCTGGCGACTATCCCGAGCGTGGAGATCGCATCCGTCGGGTTCTGGAACATCTCGAATGCGATGGACTGGCACCCCAGCGCCGACGACTTGGCTGCAGCGGTTGCCGCGCTCGACTGCCCGGCAGTGCGCCGGCCGGTGCTCAAGTTCGGACACACGGGTGAACCGGGTGAGGGCGACCCGTCCATCGGGCTCATTGACGCACTGCGGCTCTCCGATGACGGGCAGACACTCCTCGGTGACTACGTCGGTGTTCCAAGCTGGTTGGCGTCCGCGGACTCCGAGGGCCGATCAGTCATCGCGTCGGCCTACCCGGACCGTTCAGGCGAGTTCCAGCGCGACTACGTGTGCCAGCTCGGCCATACCCACCCGTTCGTGGTGCACGCCGTCGCGCTGCTCGGCGTGATGCGACCCGGAATCGGCACCCTCGAATCGCTCTACGACCTCTACACCAAGGCACCCGAAAAGGAGACCGCCATGGCAGGAATCGCCCAAGCCGGGACGTCGACCGACGACATCCGCCGCGAGTACTACGCCGGACCCGGCAAGCACTGGTCGCTGTGGATCCGGGAGGTATTTGTCGAGCCGGCTGAGCTCATCGTCCAGAACGACGAAGACGACTCGCTGCTGCGAGTCCCGTACATCGTATCGACGGATGGCTCAGTCGAATTCGGCGACGGGCAGACCGTCAAGGTCGAGTACGTCAACGCTCGCGCAGCGACCGATAAGCCCGCTGTCGCTTTCGCGTCGCGGGCCGAAGCGCGCACCGCGCACACAGACCCCTCTGCCGCGCAGGCCGAGGTCAACCAAGGAAAGGAGCACATTGTGCCCACCCTGAAAGAGGGCCTCGCGCAGAAGCTCGGCATCGCAGCCGACGCGGACGACGAGACCACATTGCAGGCGCTCGACGAGGCTCTCGCCGAACGCGCCGACGTCACCAACATCAGCGTGACGAACACCCCCGAGGCGCCGACCGTCGAGCAGATCGCGGCCCGCGCCAAGGAACTCGGCCTCGTGATGGTCGAATCCGATCAGTACGAGGCGACCGTCGCCCAGGCACGCCAGGGCGCCGAGGCCCGCGCACAGCAGTTGCGCGAGTCCGACGAACGCATCGTCGACGCAGCGATCGGCGCCGGCAAGGTCGCGCCCGCCCGCCGGGAACACCACCTCGCAGCGATGGCAGCGGACCGCGAAGGCCACCAGGCCGTCCTGGACTCGCTCGCCCCCGGCCTGATCCCGCTCGCCGAGGCAGGCCACTCCAAGCAACCCGCAGACGGTCCCGTGCCCAACGACCTCGGCTGGTTTGACTCCGCGCCCACCGCGCCGAGTTCCGAAGGGAAGGAATAGATCATGGCCAACGAGAACGTAGGCGTCTACGAGCCCGGCCGCGACATCACCGGCCGCGCCACGGCCGCCGTCATCGGTAAGCGGTTCCTCAAGATCAGCGGCAACCGCTCGAACGGAAACATCGCCGTCGCGCACGCGGACGCCGCGGGCCGGGCGTGCGGCGTCTCCAAGTACGACCAGCCCACCGTGGGCGACATCGTCGGTGTCGCACGAGGTAACTCGCGGGTCACCCACGTGACCGCCGAGGGTGCGCTCGCCGCATTCGCAGAGGTCGAGGTCGGCACCGCTGGCAAGGCCAAGACCAAGGCCAGCGGCGTCGCCGTCGGCTACGCCCTCACCGCGGCGGCCGATGGCGCCGACGCCGAGATCAGTCTCTACTAGGAAAGGCAACCACCATGGCAACCTCTCCCGTCGCGTACCCGCTGGGTGCGCCGGTCATCAACAACAACCAGATCTCGGTCGACCTGGCCTACAGCCAGCCCGGCCGGATCACCAAGCGGCTCTCCGATCTGACGCTGCAGCAGTTCATTGCCCCGGAACTGTTTTCGTCCTCCGGGACGACCACCACCGCCGGAGCGATCATCTACGACGTGATCCGCATCAACGAGCTGTACACCAAGAACGATGTGGAACAGCGCGGGCCGTCCGACGAGTACACGATCGTGCAGGGTGAGCGCACTCAGCCCGAGGTCGCCAAGTCCGAGGACTGGGGTGGCAAGTTCTGGATGTCCGATGAGGCCATCCGGCGCAACGACCGTGCTCAGATGGACCGACTCACACGGCAGCTGGCCAATACGTTGGTACGCAAGATCAACCAGCGCACCGTCGCCGTCCTGGAGGCGGTGATCACCAGCCTCGGTGGCGCTGGCGTGGTCCCCGGTCACGACTGGGGCAACGTCACCCTGACCGGCACCACGCCGACCCCGAACAACGAACGCCCGTTCGCCGACATCATCAACGCGCAGCTCGCCGCTGACGTCGAGGAACTCGGCTACACGTACAACGTGTGGGTCGTCAACCCGCAGCAGTACGCGGACCTGCGGATCGCCTACGGCCCGGAACTGGACACGATTCTGCGGGACGGCGAAATCTCGATGTTCCGGTCGAACCGTGTCACCGCGGGCACCGCTTACGCGGCCGTGCGTGGTGGCGTCGGGTTCCTCGACTACGAGCAGCAGCTCCAGACCGAGACCTGGCGCACCCCGGAGAACAAAAAGAACTGGGTCCAGACCTCGGTGCTGCCGATTATGGGCGTCACCGATCCGTACGCGGTCAAGAAGGTCACCGGACTGGCGGGCTAACCCCCGCCAGTTTCGGCCCAGCCCAACAGGTAAGGAGTTCTCGACATGGCAACTGTGACAGCACATGTGATCACTGCGGCGACATGGGAGTACGTCACCGTCGAAGGTAAGCGTCGGCGAGCCTTCTTCGGCGACACCGTCGATCTCACCGAGGACGAGGTCGAGCGTGGACTAAACGTCGGTGCGATCGGGGTCGAGCTGCCGGCCGAAGAGCCGGCCGCCGAAGAAGGTGAGAGCGAAGCGGCCGAAAGCGAAAGCGATGAGGACCAACTGGATTCAGCCGACCCGGATGCCGACGTAGGGGCTGACGACAGTGATCCTGCCGAGCCCCAGGGCGATGACGGGGACGAGGCGCAGCTGCGTGCTGATGGTCGCCCGCTCAAGATCGCGAAAAAGGACGTCCTCGTCGACTGGCTGATGGCTCACGGCACGTATGACCGTGACGAGCTGGAATCACAGGACAAGGACGACCTGTGGGCTCTCATCGAGGCCACGGACTAGCGCCGTGACCGACTTCCTTGGCGTAGAGGCGTTCGCCGCCATGTTCCGGCCGCTGTCGGCAGCCGAGACCCTGGTGGCGACGCCTCTACTCAAGGTTGTCGACGACTGGATCCGGGAGAACAAGCCCGGGGTGGCCGACGATGACCCGGCCGCCAAGGTTGTCGCGTTCGAGGTAACCCGCGACGCGATGCTGTACGGCGAGTTCGGGCCGATCTCGTCGTTCACCAAAACGGTCGGTCATCGCACCAGGCAAGCGTCGATTGACCGGACGGCCATCGAGCGGTTCATCACGGACCGTCACCGCCGCATGCTCGGTATCTCGCTGCGCGCTAAGCCGCGCGGCCACTTCCCGAAGTGTGACTACTGATGTTGGACACGCTCGGCGGCCAGCGGATCGGAATCGTGTGGGATGTACCGGTGCTCGACGGCGGCGGGAAACCCGTGCTCGACGAGTACCGCAACCCACAGACCACCGAACGCGTTGTGTGGGTGAGTGAATGCCTGTTCGAGGTGCAGTCGACCACCGAGGACAACCAGGCGATCACCACTACGACCCGTGAGCAGGCGTGGTGCTTTATGCCGGTCATCGACGGGAAGGTGCCCGCGGTCGATGGCAGCGGTGACCCAGCTCCGGTTGGGGTCGCCGAGATCGGCTCGGCTGCACATATCCGGCACCTTGACCGGGATTACGGGATGACCGGCGACGCGGTGCTTGAGTTCGATGACGATGGCCGCGAAGATCACGTCTTCTGTATCTGCGAGAGGCGGCTCGGCTGATGGCCAAGGACCGCACGCCCAACCCGTTGGTGGCTCTGGGTGTTCCGCAGTCGGCGATCGACGAGGAGCTCCGCAAGTCATCCGAAGTCAAGGCAGAGAAGAAGCGCGTCGGCGCCTTGATGGCCGCGCATGCCAAGTCAATCTCACCGGTCGACCACGGAGACTACGGTGCGGCGTGGAAAGTTAAGCAGGGCAAGGGTGCCGACGCTGAGACCATGGTGAGCAACGACAACTTCAAGGCTCATTGGATCGAAGACGGCACCGGCGGTGACACGCCGACACCAGAGTTCGCGGTAGCGGCCAAGACCGCCATCGCGTTCGGCGGCACCGCCGAAGACGTGGTCAACAGGCCCGACTGATGACCGTCGAACTACACGATCAGGTGCCCCCGAATGCGATCGTGATGATGCTCGCCCACCTGTCGCCGCTCGGGCCGTGCGAGATGGAACGCGCCCCCGAGGATCCGGTGCCGTTCCGTCAGGTCAACCTGATCGACGGTACCTACGATCCGAACCTGTTCTACTGCACCGCGGTCCTGTCGATCCACACCTTCGGCAGGACCATCACCGAAGCCCACCGTGAGGCCATCAAGACCGACCAGCGGATCATGCTGCTCGGTGCCGACATAGTCGACGTACCGATGCCAGACGGCACCGTCGCCAACGTCGACTACCTCGATTTTCAGCAGCTCTCCGCGCTGCGAGAATACAAGGCCGACAACGTGTATCGCCTTAAAGCGGTCTGCGAAATCGGCCTTTCGTTCATCTAGTCGTCGCGGTCTAACCGATCGCGTCGCGGCCCGATGCCGCACCCTCAATCGCCGGAACCCTTTCCGGTTCATCACCTCTGAAAGGAGCGTCACATGACGCAACCCGAAACCGGCGCTGACTGGAGTGCTGGCGGATTCAATGACACCGACAACCGGTTCGCAATCCGCGGCCCCCTCGTGGGCGTGCTGGTCCGCGACTACCGCGGTGCCGCAACGGATATCAGCCCGCACGTGTTCAACCCGCTCGCCAAGGACGGGAAGCTGCGCGCTGATCTGTTCGCGCAGCGCAAGGTCGGCGGTAACTGGATCAACAGCACCGAGGGCAACGAGGGTTGGCTGTTCATTGGTGCCAACACCAAGAAGGGCGGCCCCGAGCGGGAGCCGAAGGTCGACGTGAGTCCGCTGGAGATACTCCAGTCGTACTACCCGATCGAGAAGGACATCACCAAGATCGAGAAGACGGTGAAGTTCACGCCGATCGAGACGCTCAAGCCCGTCATCAAGCGGCTGCGGAACAACCTGCCGTTGCAGGACGAAGACGGCAACCTGCTCGTCGAGGACGCCGGCCAAGAGGACTACTTCGTAGGTACACCGCTGGAGGCCGATTTCGTGCCCCGCCAACTGCTGCTGGTACGTGCACGCCAGCGCGCGGGCGGCAAGCTGTTCACCATCGAGCCGATCCCGCTGTGCAAGCTCACCTCGATCGGTGCAGCCAAGATGGACATGGAAGACGCCGACGCCGCCGAGCTGGAATTCTCGCTCGAACCCGACCCGTTCTTCCTGATCCCCGACCCGCGCAACCCGAGTGTCCTGATTCCGGGACTGGATGGCGAGTGGGTCGGCGGCAAGGGCTGGACCACCATCGGCGGCGTTCCGGTCGTCGGCACTACACCGCCGGTGGCGACGGCAGGCACCGCGGGCAAGGCGTCGTTCGTGTTCGCCGCCCCGACCGGTCCCGGCGATCCGTTCGAGATCACCGCCGAGAGCACCGTCGACGACGGCATCACGTGGCTGGAGGCTGTCCTGGACACCCCGAACGCCGTCACCTCTGCTGGCGGTAACACCACCGTCAAGGTCAAGTCAGTGGCGGCCGGCGCGACCAAGTTCCGCGCCAAGGTCAAGGGCACCAACGGCGCGGTGGTGTACACGCCCAAGTCCGCAGCCGTAACCGTCCTGTAAAGACCTCACCTGGCGGGCGTGGGGCTGCGCCCGCCAGGTGAGCACCATCAGCCCCGAATTCCCAAGCCCCGCAAGCCCCGAAAGGAATATCTCATGTCTGACGAACCGAACAACGATGCCGCACTGCCCATTGACCCCCGCAAGGCCCGCGAGCAGGCGGCAGACTATCTCGGATTCTTGGCCGGTGTGCCGTTCAACCTCGCTGGCGGCGAGGTGTGGGAGCTGCCCAACCCGGCGTTCCTGGACACCGAGCAGCGCAAGCGCTACCGCGACTATCAGCGGACCATGAAGGAACTGGACACCGAGCTCGTCGATCACCCGCTCATCGACGGCAAGAAGATCGAGCGCACCATCTACCCGTACCTCAAGGACGGCAAGGACTTCGATGCCGACGAGCAGCTCTGCATCGCACTGATGGGGCAGGACACGTACGCCAAGTTCCTCGCCGCGGGCGGTGTACCCGGACAGATCGACGTGCACTGGAAGATGATGCAGCGCCAGCTGGAGGAGCGCACGAAGATCGACTCCAAAAGTAATTGATGCTGTCGCGCTGTGGTGCCGCTGGCCCGAAGAGATCGAGACCGATCTACGGTTCCGCGGTGTCCGGATCGCGGATTGGCACCAGGGCACCCGCGATGAGCGCGGCGCTCTGGTGCTCTCCAGCCGTGCCCTGTTGGCGCTGATTCGTCGATTGCCTGAGTCCTCGGAATTCAAAACCCATGCGCCCCCGCCGTTTGGGCGTGACGGCGACTGGACCCTCATGCAGAAGATCATCGCCGAGACACACAACGAACTGGCCGCCTACCGTGCCAGCAAGTACGCCGGCACCCCGCACGAGTACATGTACACGAAGTACTCATCACCCTTGGACGCCCGCAGACAGGCCGAGCAGGATGCCGCCGAAAACGAATTCATCGACTCGGCACGAGATGAGTTGCTAGATGACATCTTTCCCGACCAATAGCCCGAAGGTGGTGAGCAATGTCCGTCGATATCCCCATCGGTGCCGCGGCTGACCAACGGTCATGGAAGCGGGTCGCTGACGATGCGACCCGCACCTTCGGGAACGCCGGCAAGGACGCTGGCCGCGAGTTCGCGAATGCGCTGACGGGTAGCTCCAAGGATGTCGAACAGTCTCTTAAGCGCATGGGCGATCGGGCATCTGACGCCTACGACAAGGCTGCCGATGCGGTCGGGAAACTCAAATCCGAAGAGGCGCAGCTGCAGCGTCTGCGTGATAACGACGCCGACGGCGCCCGGGTCATCCGCCAGGCCGAGAAGGTGGAGACCGCGCGCCGCGCCGAGGCCCGCGCGGTGCGCGATGCCACCCGCGCCTACCGCGAATACCAGTCGGCTGCAGACGAAGCTGGCCGACGCAACGACACTAACATTATCGGCGGGATGCGTGCCCAGGCCGGCCAGGCTGCCCAGCTCGGCCGTGACATGGCCGACGGGTTCTCAGGCGGATTCGTCAACGGGGTCAGCGGTGCCGCCTCGATCGCGCGTCTAGGCGCCGCCGGTGGGCCCATTGGGGCTGCGTTGATGGGGTTAACGGCAGTCGGTGTGCTGGTGGGCAGTCGGCTCGCCGATGCCATCGGCGACGGCATGGCCACCACGGCGAGCACCGATCTGTTTCAGTCCCGCATGGGGTTGGACGAGCGGTCCATGGGCCAGTTCGCGACGGCGGCCGGTCACGCGTACGCGAACAACTTCGGATCCTCATTCGTCGACAACCTCGGTGTGGCGCAGGCGGCGCTGCGTGCCGGGCTGATCACCCCGGGCTCCGGGGACGGCGAGATTCAGCGCACCGTCGAACAGCTACAGGGCGCCGGCCAGGTCACCGAGGCTACCGCCGCGCAGCTGTCACGCTCGGCGGCGACACTGATCCGAACCGGGTTCGCCGACAGCACATCTGATGCCCTGGACATCATCACCGCGGGGTTCCAGAAGGGACTGGATGTCTCCGGTGACTGGCTCGACACCATCAACGAGTACTCCACCCAGTTCCGCAAGCTCGGACTGGACGGCTCGCAGGTACTCACGCTGCTCAAGCAGGGATTCGAGGGCGGTGCCCGCGATACCGACAAGGTCGCGGACTCGCTCAAGGAGTTCAGCATCCGGGCCGTCGACGGCTCCAAGACCACCAAGGAGGGTTTCGAGGCGCTGGGGTTCAACGCCGAAGAGATGGGCCGGCGCTTCTCGGCGGGCGGCGAGCAAGCCCGCCAGGCGTTCGGCGCGGTGCTCACCGGCCTGCGTAACCTCGATGACCCCGTGCAGCAAGCCCTCGTGTGGCAGCGGCTATTTGGCACCCAGTGGGAGGACCTGGGCGAGGCCGTCAACAAGCTCGACCTAGACCCGGCCAAGAACCAATTCGTGGACCTGCAGAACACCTCGCAGCGCGCCACTCAGACCGCGACTGCCAATTTCAAATCCGAATGGGAGGGCGCCACCAAGGCCGTCGGCCAATGGTTCGACGACCTCAAGGTCGCCATTTCGGACGCCTTCGTCAAGGCGCCGATCATCGCTCAACTGCCCGGGTGGATCAAAAGCATATTCAGCGACCCGGTGAACACGTACGGGCCGCCGAGCGTGAACGCGCGGCCCACACCGGTTCAGCTTGACCCGAACACCGGCGCGGTGGTGCCTCCCGGTTTGGGTGCCAATGTCACGGGTGATGGTGTGGGTCTGGGATTGGGTAATCTGCTGAACCCGACCCCGGGTGCCCCGGTTCCGGCCGGGTCGCCGTTGGCGCCCAAGCCCAACAATGCCACCGATGGCGGCCCGCAGGCGGGGGAGCGCAAGCCGATCGCGCCGACCCCGGCTGATACCGACAAGGCCAAGCCCGCGATCGATCCGAAGCTGTGGTCGGTCGACGCTAACCCCGTCGCGATCCCGCCCGGCATGTTCGCGGCGACCGGTGCTCCCGCGGCGCCGCCACCGGGAGTGAAAGGCCCAGGGGCCTACGAAGTCGACCCGATGCGCGTGTACGACGCTGAGAGCTCGGTGCAGCGCGCGAAAAATGCGCTGGAGCAAGACCGTATCGCGTTGATCCGTTTGGAGCAGGAAGGCAACGCCGACGCCGACGCTCTGCTGCGCGCCAAGAATCAGGTGGCCGACGCCGAACGGTCGTTCGTGTCGGCGCAGATGAAACTGCATGAGGCCCAACAGGGTACGTGGAAGAAGATGGAAGGTTCGGCCAAGTCTCTCTCGGACGGCATGGACCAAATCGGCGCTGCCCTCGACAAGGACTTCGGCATCTCCAAGGGCTTACCCGGCCTCGCCGAGAACCTGACCAAGTTCCTGGCCAACATGGCATTTGCTCCAATGCTGGGTCAGCTCAGCGCAATCAGCGCTGCGAACCCGTCCAAGGGCGGGTATGGCGCCATGGGCATCCTGGGCGCGCAAGGCGCCTTCGGCCCCCAGTACACCGGGCTCAGTGCCAACGCCGCCTCTGGGGTGCAAGGCATCGTGTCGGCCGCATCCGGCGGCACCATGGGCGCCGGATTTGGCAGCGATGCCGCACTGCTGGCGCGCGTCCCGGCAGGCATATACACCCAGGACCGGCGCGGCGACCTCACCCAAGGACTGGCCGACTGCTCCAGTGCCGTCGAGGATTTGGTAAACCTCATGGACGGCCGTCCAACGGCCGGCGCATCGATGTACACCGGTAACGCCGCGGAGTGGTTGACTCAGCGCGGCTTCATGCCGGGTATGGGCGGCGACGGCGATTTCCGGGTGGGGTTCAACCCGTCGCACATGCAGGCCACCTTGCCGGGCGGCACGAATTTCAACTGGGGCAGCGACGCCGCGGCTGCGCAGCGGGGTATGGATGGGGGACAGGGCGCTTACGATCCGGCGTTCACTTCGCACTACTACCGGCCGGCACGGGGCGGGTCCAGCCCGGTTGCGCCGTCTGTCGGTGTTGGTACGACACCGATTACGCCGGGCTACCAGCCGATGGACGATCCGACCAACCCAGGATTGACCACCCCGATCCCATCTGCCGGCGGCTGGGGTGGCCCAACCGGGCCCGCGCAGGGCTGGAGCCCGTCGCAGCCCGGTTCCCGGATCGGCGGTGTTGAACCGGCTTCCGGCTCGGGCAAGGGCGGGGTTGGGATGACCCCGGGCGGCACCCTCGATACCGCGATGGGGCTGGCGGCCAGCGGCTTGGATCTGATGGCCCCCGGTGCCGGGCAGGCTGCGCAAACCGGAATGAAGTTGGCCAACAGGGCGATCGAGTTCGGCAGTCAGGCCGCAGGTATCGGTGTGCAAGGTGTCATGGACACGTTCTTACCGACGGGTGGTTCGGAGCTGGCCAGCAAGAGCTGGTTGACCAAGATCCTCGGCGGTGTTGCTGGCGCGGCCCCCGCGTTGCCGAATGTCGCGGGCAAGGCGACCGCGCCGCCGAATCCGAACCAGGCCGACCCGAACGCGCAAGGCAGGCAGGGAAATACGGGCGACACGAACATCACCGTGAACAACAACCGCGCCACCGAGGACGGCACCGGCCGCGATATCGCCTACCACCAAGAGCAGCAGCACCGAGCCCCGGGGATGTGACATGACCATCATCTATCCCGCCAACCCCGTCACTCCGCACGGCTGGTACCACATCATCAACGGCGAGAAGCCCATGATGCGCCTCACCTCCCACGATCAGACGGTGCAGATGTATCTGCTGGGCGGGCACTCGATCCCGGACCCGTACACGTCACCAGAAGCGGTGCACGTGCTGGGAATGAAGGGCCTGATACCGCCGTGGAAACACATCCAGCAGAAGGGCGCCACCGAGGACGGTGTGCACCATGTCGACGCCCTGCTCGACCCCGTCGAGGTGCAGTTGGATGTGGCGTGCCGTGGCCGCAACGCCAAGTACACCCGACGCACCTACCGGCATCTCATCGACTCCCTGGACGCGCTCAGGCAGTCGCGTCTGGACTTCTTCGATCACGAGGCCGGATATTGGTGGGCCGACGTGCGATGGTTCCAAGGCGCACCGCCGGACCCGGTGACGGGAATGCGCAAAGGCGTTTCGCAGCGCGCCTCGCTGCGCCTGCAGGCCGATAACGGACTCTGGAAGTCATTCGACCACGCCGACGCGTTCACATTCACCTACGACGCGATGACGGACACCTTCGATGTAGACCACCGCCCCACCCAGAACCTCGGAGACGTCCCGCAGCACTACACCGGCCCGGGTGGCGGGTTCTGCACCTCCTACAACAGTCACATGACGTGGTGGGACGACCCCGAACACGGCTTCGGAACCGAGTCGCGCCGCGTCATCAACGGGCCGTGGCCAGACTTTGACACCGACACCGACAACCAAGTCATCTCGCAGGTGCACGCCGGTTTCCAGGAATGGTCCGTGCCCGATTCGGGCCGAAACATCCTCGGCGGGCGAATGAACCGCAACCCCGATGGGAGCTGGGCGGGCGACGGCGTGTTCGTCGAATACGGCGCCGGATACCTGCGCCTGTACTACACGATCAACTTCGTTGAGACCACGCTGCGCAGCTTCCCGCTGGCAATGCTGATCGGTCCGCTACCGAGCGAGAAATTCACGCTGGTATGCGGATACGAGGGCGACCCGCGCATGTTCAAGGTGCTGCGCAACGGCGTAGAGATCCTGTCGGTCAAGGAATCCGGCACAGGCTCCCCGATTCATCGCGGTATCGGAAACGGCATGTTCGCCGCGGCGGCCTTGATCAGCCAGGCCACCCCGGCGCCCATCCGCAAGCTCTCGGCCGGCGACAATTCCGAGGTCGCCCAGGTGGGTTTCCTCAAGCGCATCAACATCGGCGATCAGTGGATGTACGACGACTACACCCTGTTTGGCCCAGGAACATTCAAGATCTACGACGGGCCCGGATCGGATGAGTTCGTGGAGTTCGGCCCGCTGCTGCCCAATCAGATTGTGTTCCTGCGCACCGATCCCCGCGTGCACACCACACTGGTGCAGGATCTCACCTCGGTTCCGCCCGCACCGCAGGAACTCGACTTGTTTCAGGAAGCAGTCGACAAGTTTCTGAGCTTCGCCGGAATGAACAACTCGGCGTTCGGTGACCAGCTCAAGTCGGTGTTCGGAATCCGTCCGCCACAAGGGAACTTCTACAAGTACCTCAAGGGCAGGTTCTCCAAGAACGCCGCGATACCGCCGAAACCCGCTGGGGGACCGGCAGAGCCGTACTACGTCAAGGTTGCAATCGACAACGGCAACGCCGACTCGAAGATCATCGCCTCCGGTACACCCATGCGGAGATACCCACTCTGATGCGTGATGCCACGGGCCCCTGGACCACAGGGGCCTGCTAGTCATGCCCGGAACCGACCTGGAGCTGTGGCAGTCGGCTATCAGGTCGGGCGACATCATGCGCATCGCCCGAACGGCACGTGCGCTCACCGAGAAAAAGTCGAAGGTAGACACCGACTTCCGATTCACCGTCTGCGACAAGATGTGGACACCCATGGGCTCGCTCGGCCGCGACCTGATGGAAGGCTCTGGCGCGGACCCCCGCAACGACTGCCCGACGGCCAAGCTCAAGCACACAGGCGATAGCCCGCTCGTCGAGCTGTTCATGGACTGCCGCAACACCATGGTCGGCATTGAGCTGGAGACCGCAGGCGAACGCAGCAACTTCTACGTCAAAAAACACGACTGGGTGTACGAGGATGGCGCGTGGACGGGAACCGTTGAAGCGCGCGGAATTTGGGACATACTGAACTACTACGTGATATGGCCGTCGTGGTGGGCGCCCATCCAAGCCCAGCCGTTCTCGCACGCCATCTTCATCTGGGCGCTACAGACCTGCATCGAAAACATGGTGTCCGAGTGCGCAATCCGCATTCAATCGGGCTGGCTGGAATTCATCAACAACGGCCTATCGCTCAACGGCGACACCCGGGCTTGGTTCGGCACAGTCCTGCAGGCACTCAAGCGAGATGGGCTTACGCTACAGACGTTCGGGCGCATGCTGCGCACCCCGACTTACGTCAAGCGCACCAACCCATTCTTGGACACATCGCCGATGTGCGCCAAGACCGTCCGCATGGAAGCCTGCGGAACTGTCATCAAGGACGTCACTCGCGCCTACGGCGTCGACACCCGCATGGATCTGTGGCGACCAGGTGACCCGCAGCCCGATCGATGGATCACGCTGGACCAACCCACCTACGTGTTTTCCACTGCCGATCGCCAACAGATCGAAGGCCCCACCAAAACCGTTGCCGATTCCGTGATCAAGACGGTCATCGACCTTGGTGGATCACTGGGCGGGATTTTCAAGCCCATAGTGCAGCAGGTCCCCGGCATGGACGGCGTGTTCTACGCTCCTGCGGTCGGTGTCAATTTCGAGCAACCCTACGCCTACCTGGTCGCGCCTGAGAAGGGCGAAGACTCCTCGATCATCGCGTGCCGCGTCTCCAATCACACACCCGATGGATGGCAACACATCATCGGTGGACGCAGCCCAAAATGGTTGAACGATTTGATGAATGCAACTTTCGCTTGGCTGATCGACTCCCTGATGATCGTGGTCGGCTTCTCGGGTATCCCGTCCGATCTGCTGTCCGGGTTCCTCAACAACAGCTTCTTGGCGTTCCAGCTGATCCAGGTATACGACCGGCGCGACGACGTAGGCCCCTTCCATCCGGCGATCGAACGGTTCTACCCCACAGCCAGCGCTCCCTACAACATCGAAACTGTATTCGCCTTCATCAACGCGATTTTCGACAGTGCTGGGGCGACGACCGCACAGGTCACATTCCGCAACGGCGACCAATACGCCTGGGGTAGAGACATTTTCAAGGGTGGCTTGATGAGTCTGGTCTACCACCGTCGAACCAAGATGGTGACCGACTACATCGAGAACCGTATGTGGCGCATCAGCCCCACCGAGCGCACCGTCACCGTCACCCTTGGCGACGGCCGGCGCGACGAAGCCCCGCTCGGCAGATTCCAGCGCTTCATCACCGGCGCATTCGAAGCCATCAACGTCGCAACACTGGCCCCGCAGTCCTGACTGGAGGTAACACACATGGCATGGCCCAGAGTTCAATTCAACGGCGAGTGGTACCGCCAAGGTCAGGGAGTCGTTCTCGTGCCCGAGGAGGGCACCGGTGTCGCGGTCGTGATGATGCGCGAAGACGGCGGCGTCATGGGTGGCGTTTCGGCCATCGAGCAAGGCCCACCCGGGAAGCACGCGGAGTTTGACTCAGCCATCGCGCTCACCCCTTTGGCGCCAGGTGACACCACCCCCGACTCGGCGTACTTCGAGATCGTCACCCCGCCAACCGACAGCACGCCAGGCAAATGGAAGATGCACCTAGCGCTACACACGGGTCGCGACGGCGAACCCGGCACCATGCAATGGAACCCGCTCGACCTGGCGACCACTCCGAAGGCCGGGTGGATACCTGCCGTCAAGTCCGGCCTAAACGGGTTCGAGCTGGTCCCACAGAAGCTCCCCGAGGTGTTCTACCCCGGAACGATCAACAACATTGGCTCGGGCAGCGTCAATGCCACGCATGCGGTGATCCCCATCGCCGCTCGTCCATGGGCTCGGCGCATCCGCGCGCAAGGACAAACGGTCGTCACGGGCGAAGCGGCCGACGTGCGCGTGAATCTGCTAGCGCGGCTCAATGGCGAGGAAAACGGGAACATCGTCGGCCGTTGCACCGGTATCGCGCAGGTCGACCGGCTGGCCTTCTCGCCGGGTAAGCCGATCGCGGCCGGGACCGGCACCGACGACTACGACACCATCCCCGCCAACGCCACAGCGACCGTGCACATTCGGTGTGAGCGGCAGGCGGGCACCAGCACGTTCACCGCGCCGGCCGCGATGGCGCACTTCAACGTCGAGGCGTGGCCACTGTGACATCCGAGGTGCCCGACTGGGCACTCGAGATCCCGTCCGCGCCCGTTCACCAGAAACGCAGCGACGAGCTGACACGGCCATTCACACCGCAGCAGCTCCAGGAATTCGGCAAGCAGTTCATCGAGCAGTTCCTCGGCCGCGTCGTGCTCGCGGTTGTGGGCCACCTGATCCCCGGTGTGGGTTCGTTTGACCAGCTGCGCGAATGGGCCGCCGACAAGCCGGGCCTGGGCGATCTGGTCGAGCTGCTCACCGGTGTCGAGGACGGCGACCTGACCGATCTCGGTACCTGGGCGCTGGGGATCCGCAACGCCCTGGCGGGCATCGACCTGGCACACCCCGAATCGATCCTGACCGCGATCGCCAAGGTCGCGGGCCAGTTTTTCAAGGGCGTCATACCGGCGGCATGGATTGCCGATGTCGCCCAAGACCTCACCTCAGGCGCCGGTGGATTCACCGACCCGTCGGTCGTCGAGGACAACCCGGACTGGCACTACGACGCCACCCAGAACGGTCACCTTTCGGGCAAATCGATCTACGTCAACGCAGACGGCCACCTGTACACGATCAGCGTCAAGGACGCCTTCGAGGTAGCAGCGGGCCAGATCGTGGACGTGGCCGCCTCGGCGATGTGGCGGGGCCTCACGGCAGCCGGGGGATCTAACCCGATCCGGCTGTGCATCACACCGTTCGGGCCCGACCGCACGAAGCTGCCCGACGTCACCGTCAAACAGATACAGCCGATGGCCGCGGACTCGGCGTGGGTGCGCACCAGCCTCACCGGCTCGTGGACCGTCCCCAACGACGGTTCGATCAAATGGGCAACGGTGACCCTGGTCGTAACGGCCGGCGCCACCGGCGGCCGAGTGCACTTCTCGAATGTCACCTCGGCGATGTCGAACCTGGGCCCGGTCCTCGGCAAGTTCCGCTCATTCTTCGACACCATTGGCGGCCAAGCGAACTCGGATATTGCCCAATTTGAACAGCGGTTCGCCGCGATCACTGCCGACGGCAAGATCGACGCCTCGGAAATCCTCGGTCTGCTCGGACTGGGGAACATCCCAACGCTGCCACAGTTCAAGGTTCAGGACCTACAAACCACGTTCAACCAGCTAGGCGACATCTACAACGGCCTGGTCGTGACGCCGATCAACGGGTTTGTCGGCGCCATCGCGAACTGGTTTGGGGCCAACAAGAACAAGACTCAGAAACTCACCCCCGGCGGCACCATGTCCGTGGACGATGTCACCGGCGACTTCGGCATGAGCCGGGTGGCTGATCTGGTCGACAATCTCGGCGACATGCTCACCGGCGTCAAAACCGGCGCGGACGGAACAGCCACCGGCACAACGGGAACCATCGCCGACCAAATTAACCAGGCCAAGGACTCTCTGCTCTCGCTGCTCGGGCTGTCGCGTGATGCGCTCAAGAGCGCCATTGCGGCCCAGACCACCCTGCAGGAGCAGGAGACCGAGCAGAACACCGGCGGCGGCAGTAGCTACAGCTTCACCTTCTCCGGTGCTGACGGCGCAGCACTGAACGGGGCGGACTGGACCACCGGCCCCAACCCGGGCGATATCACCATCCGCGGGGACTCCGGCTATGCGGGGGTCAAGAACGGCAACCCCGACGGATACTTCTTCGCCAGCCCGAACTACACCTACGCCACCGACGGCCAATCAGCCTCATTTGTGTTGGGCGACAACCAAAACGGCAACTACTACTCCGGTGTCTACATCCGCTGCGACGCGGGCCGCACACAGGGCGCCTACTGCCTGGCCCGCGAGGGCGAAATCCGAATCGGCAAGTTCACCCGCTCCGGTAGTAACTGGTCGTTCAACTCGCCCCTGACACTGCAAACCGGGCTCTCGGCGGTCAAGCAAGGCGCGCGCATCGAGATCCGCTGCTCGGGCACCAACTACTTCGTCCGCGTCAACGGACGACAGATTCTCTCGGCCACCGATGCGGGTAACACCATCAATATCGGTGCCGCGTACCGGTATTCGATGTTCAGCGTGCAGCGGGCGAGCCCGTTTTTCACCTACGACTCCTACCGCATCGCCGCGTTCGCGATGTCCGACTACACCTCAGCGGGAGCGGGATTCTCGATGTCAAACTCATGGAGCATCAGACGCGACAGCACCGCCGACGTGGCCTACGGCCCCTACTCGTCGGGCGCGTTCCCGTCGGGGTTCTTCACCTTCAACGACTACACCACCGATGTCACTCTCGACGACTTGGGCACGGCACGCATCGAGATCGCCACCACCGGCCTGTACCGCATCAACACGACCTACCGATCGGTCACCGCCAAGGGCACCTCTGTGCCCTACTGGGCGCTGTACAAGAACGGCAGCCGCATCACCGGCGCCATTGCGTCAGGTTGCCCCTTCGAGATACCGCTCGTGGCCGGAGATGTCGTGCAGCCGGGATTTATCGCGGTCGACTACGACATCCGGTCCAACGGCTCAACAGGCTCGGAAACCGTTGTCTCACGCAGCATCACAGCCCTATCCGGCGTCGCGACCTTCGACGGCCGCCGGATCGCATAACCAGCCCCCGAGAGAGGTATCAGCCATGGCCACCACGTTCACCATGCCCGAACTACCCGGCATCACCTTCACCGCCGAGCGCGGTGGACTGGACCCCGACGGGAAGCTCAACCCGTCCTGGATACAGATCACCGGCACCGACAGTGAGGGCGCCATGGTCTCCAGCATCGGGTTCTCCGGGCCCTAAATGCCCTGGACCCCCAACCCGAGCGCGGCGCAAGCGCGGTCGGGCGGCAAGTGGTCAACGAACCCGGTAGCCCCACAGGTGCCGAAAGGCGCCAAGTGGCACGCCATCATCGGTATCGACGCATCACTGGCGATCATGTGCGTCGGCGAGGTCGAACTCACCGCCATGCAAGCCCTCGGCGTAGTGCAGTCGGTACACCTCGACCGCGAGCTGGCATTGCAGGCGGTGTACCAACTGACCGCGCAACGCTCGATCCTGGTGACCCGGAACCTGCAACTACAAGCCACATTCCAACAAGACCTAGCACTCGCCGTCACCATGGAACGGGCGCTGTTCCTGGCCAAGGTCATCGACATCGACCTCGCGCGGGCGATCGAGATGACCGGCACCATCAGCCTGGCGCGGGTCGCGCCCATCGACCTGACATGCAACCTCACCGCGCCGCGCTCTATCAGCTTCGACAAGATCCTGCCGGCCGGCATGACGCGCACGATCACCATGTCGTCGAGCCTCGTACTGGATCGGGTCGCCAAGATCGACGCCGCCCTGACGATCACCACGGCGCGCGCCTGCAGCCTCGGCTACCCACCAGGCGGACTACCCGCCCTGGCCAACTACACCACCGCCGGACCCTTCACTCACAACATCGTGCGCAACTGCGACTACATGGACGCCGTGGGCTGCGGTGCCGGGGGCGGCGGGGGAGGTGGCGACGGCGGCCTAGGCACCACCGGCCAGGGTGGACGCAAAGGCTCATGGAACGCGCGCACCGTCGCCCGCAACATCGACATCCCCGGATCCGCGCTGACCCTAACCGGCGAGGTCGGGGCGGCAGGCCCCGCGGGCGCCAAGGAGAAGGACGGCGGCCCGGGCGGCGACACCACGTTCCTGATCAACGGGGTCACCACCACGTGTGCCGGCGGGGCCGGCGGCAAAGGCGCCTACGCAGGCAACGGCCTGAACCAACCCGGCGAGGCCGCAGGCGACGCCACGGTGAACGGCCAAACCTACAGCGGCGGCGCGCAGGCAGGCACCAACACCAACGGCAACGCGCCCGGCGGCGGCGGTGGACCCGGCTCAGGCGGCGCCTTCGGAATCGCCAACCCGGGACGTATCGGCGGCATCGGCCGCGCACACATCCGGTCCTACCAATAGAAGGGAAATCCATTATGGCGTGGGGTATGTCGACATATCTGGCCAACAAGATTCTCGATCACATCTGCCGCAACGTGGCCTACACACCACCGGCGACCGTGTACGCCAAGATGCACACCGGCGACGCCGGAGCAGCAGGAACGGCCAACGCCTCGTCAGTGGCCACCCGATACGCGTGTGCATTCAGCGCCGCGGCGGCCGGTTCGATCTCGCAATCCAACACCCCCGAACACACCCTCGGAGCCACAGAAACCATTGCCGGGGTGAGCTTCTGGGACCACCCGACCGCCGGGAACTTTCTGTGGTCCTCGCAGGCCAACGTCACTAAGTCGGGCGCCAGCGGCGACATCATCCGCATCAACACCGACACTCTCGCGCTTCTACCACTAGCCACCTAGGAGATACGTCATGTCTGAACTTGATTGGGCCGTGCAATGGGAAGCTGCCACACCCGACCCCGAGATCCTCGCCACCAGGCCGGAGCCCCCTATCTTGATTGGCGACCCCGGTTTCGAGGCCGAAAATGCCGCAACCAGAGCTGAATACGTCGAGGCCCTGCACGCGCACGATGCCCTCATCGACGCCGACCTGGCCAACCCGGAGCGCTGGCAGACAACGCAATCGGTAGCAGCCGATGAGAGCGAAGCACGGCGCCTACTGGTCGAGCTGCGCCGACTACACGCCACCAACCCGCTCACACGCAACTTCGCGCTGGTGACCTCACCTCCCCGGGTATGGACACCCGTCGAATGATCGCCCAACTGTCGCGATACGGCGCTTTCTACGCCGCGGTGGCGGTGATCGGATTCCGGCTCGGCTGGTGGGCAGCCCACTACGTCGGTGACCGCATGGACAACTTCAACCCACGTATAGGACAGGGGAAGTACGGATGGTGAAAGTACTTGGAAAATGGCGCGATCAGCTGTTGGACCGGATCGCCGACAAGGTCACGGCAGCGATCGACCGGCGGATCGGCGCGGTCCTGGACCGCATCGGGGACCGCCTCGTCGAACGGCTCGACGGCGCTATCGATCGGATCACCGACCAGATTCCCGGCACCATCGACGACAAGCTGCTTGACGGTCTAGTTGGCCGGATGGCGAAGCGGTTCCCGCTGCTCGACAGCCTGGCGTCCCTGATCAACCTTCCGGGATCGTTGGCTGGCGACATCCTCAAGGGGCGCAAGTGATTATCACCCGGCGCAACGTCGAGAATGCCAAGAACCTTGTGCGCGTGCGTCTCGGCGCCCCGTATGTGTTCGGCGGCATGTTCGATCGCAACAATGTTCGTCAGGGCACGGACTGCTCGGGAGTGTGGAACGACGCACTGGCCTGCGCGCTCGGCCGACTGATCTGGGGCCGCGAAGCCGAAGGCGCCACCACAGAGTCCTACCGGCCCACAACGATGGACGGCCCGATCCCGATCGGCGGCACGGGCCCGTTCGGCACCATCGTGGTCGCGCGCCCGCAGGACATCCCCGCCAACGCGGTGGCCAAGCTGGCGTTCCATCACGGCCCAGGTGGGGGAGCCAACTCGCACATGTGGGGCGACCTGGACGGCATGCGCATCGAGTCGGCCAGCTCCAAGGGGCTGGTCACCGCGCCATCGGCGTGGCCGATCGATCACCCGTACGCGAACTCATGGGCATACCTGCCAGGGCCGATCCTCGAAGAAGGCCAGACCCCGGTCATCATCGAGCCGCCGGACACCCTGTACGCGGACGTGAGTGAGTGGCAGGTGCCGGTGACCGACGCCTACACCGACGCTGGATACCGGGTGCTGTGCATCCGATCCAACGACGGCACGTACCGCGACAAGGACTGGGCCAACAACTACCCATGGTGCAAACGCGCGGTCGACGACGGCCGGCTGGCGTTCTTCATGGTGTATTTCGTGTGGCGCCCGAACTGGCGCGACGCGGTGGCCACACTCAAAAGCCAAGTAGGACAGCCGCACCCGAAGATGGCCGTGATGATTGATGTCGAATCGTGGGGCGGTCAGATCCGCGGCGACCAGTCGGCCGGCATCAACGCAGCATTCGAGGAGATTGCCGCATGGCTGGGCGATAGGCGCCGGGTCATCGGATACGGCAACACCGGAGACCTCAACTCGCTGTGGCAGACCAAGCCCGAAGGCGTGCGCCTGGTCGTCGCCGGATACGGCAAGTTGCCCACCTATCCCGGGATGATCGCGCATCAATACACAGATGGTCAGGGCTATGGCGGCGGATTGCCCGAAGGCGCACCACCTTTCGGGAACTGCGACATGAACGCAGCCAACGCACTGACAGCAACCGCATTCGCACAAGCCCTCGGCATCGAGGCATCAACGACAGGAGAGGATGACATGGCAGGCGTAGACGTTGATCGACTCAACAAGGCAGTCGACAAGATCCTGGGTGGCCAAACCATGCCCGGGGCGTGGACCTCGCGCGGCATGTTCGCCCCCGCGGCCGAACAGGCCGGCGGTGTCGACGACACCATAGGCATGCTGCTCAATACCGACGGTAACGCCTGGAACGCTGTGATGATCCTGGGCGCATTGCTCGGTGTCGACCGAGACGTCCAAGCCATCAAGGACAACGCCGACGGCAAGTTCCCCGCGGGCAGCTACGTCGCCGGTAACCCGTGGCTCAAGGCGCGCGCGCAGGAGTTCGCCCGCAAGCTGCTGCCACTGTGTGGACTGCTCAACGCCGCGGCGCTCACCCCCGCCACCGGGACCACCGTCGTCAACAACGCCAGCGGTGCAGAGTGCGCCATCTCGGGCGGTGCCTGCAGCCTCGTTGCGCAGGGGTCCAAGTGAGCGCCGACGGATCAAAGCCGGTGCTACTGACGGCATCCGGCACGGGCGCAGACATGTGGACCGGCTACCCCGCAGACATAGCGCACGCAGTCGAGGATCTGTGGTACTTCCAGCCCATCAACTACCGCGCGGCCATGTTCCCCATGGGCAAGAGCGTCGACGAAGGCGTCGATGAGGGCGTGCGCATCGTCAACGAAGAGATCCCCGTCGGCACACCCACGGCGTTATGCGGGTACTCCCAAGGCGGAATGCTCGTCTCCCGGCTGCTCGACGAGTACCGATCCGGCCGACTCAAGCACCGGCAATCCGAGCTCGTCGCCGGGCTGACGCTCGGCAACCCCGACCGCGAACTCGACGCCAGCGGCGGCCGCGGGATCTCCAACAGCCGCATCAAGAACACACCGCCCTGGTGGATCGACCTATTCGACCGCATGGACATCTACGGCAACGTACCCAACAACGATGTCGGCGAGGACATGACGGCAATCTTCCGGTTCGTGCAACTGCGCGACATTGACGACCTGATCGGCGAGGACTCCATCGGCGAACAGATCATCGAACTCATCACCAGCTTCGCCACCGGCGGCGGACTGTTCGGGTCGGGGCTGGCGCTACTGGAGCAGCTGCTAGGGGCTCCGGGCTTTCTGCCCAAGATCGGAGTAACCGGCCCGCTGTCGGGGTTCCCCGCTGCGGTCATGGCGATCATCAAGGGCATCGCGTTCTTCGGCGCCAAGCCCGCGACCGCGCCGCACATCGAGTACCACATCCGCGAGATCTCGCCCGGCGTCACCTATTTCGACCAGGGTGTTGCACACCTACGTGACGCGGGCGTGCGCGCCCACGCACGCATGAACGCCGCCTGACCGCCGGTGGGCCCCGCGCGAGGAGAGCGCGCAGGGACTCCGCTCACCGTAAGCCCCACTGCCGAATTCACCGAATCGGTTATCCACAACCCCACCCGAGAGGACCCGTCATGCACATCACCATCCCGCCATGGTTCAAGGACGCCGCGATCGACACCGCTGAGCGTGCCATCAAGACATTCGCCGGCGGGTTCATCGTCGGCGCCAACCTTGCCGGCGCGGCTGTGAATGCGGCATTGAGTGAGATCGACTGGGAGCGTGGCATCGACGTGGGAGCGGGCACACTCGCGGTATCTCTGATCTTCTCTGCTGCGTCGATCAAACTCGGCCGATCCGGCACCGCGTCAGCGACCAAGGCCGTCGTACCGTCCAGCGTATTCAAGCTCGTGGCTGGCGGCAGCCGGTGAGGATTTTCGCCGAGCTGGTGAACGTCACCGACATCGACACCCCTAAGGAATTCGCCGCCCTGGCAATGGTGTTGGTATCGCCGATCGCTGCGTCGGTCGCAGCCGCCTGGGGGACTGCGACATTCGCACACCGCAGGAAGGTGGGGAAAGCCCTCGGCGCTATCGCCGACGACACCGGCGCCATCCGCGAGCAGACCGAGAATGATCACGACACCAATATGCGCGCCGATTTCGACAAGGCCCTCGTCGGCATCGCGAAGGCCCTCGACGGCATCACCCGAATCGAAATGCGGCAGAACCAACAGGCCAACGAACTACAAGAAGCGCGCCGCGATATCGGTGGTCTCCGCGAGGAAGTTCGCACCGAGCGCACCGAACGCGGCCGGGCCGACGAGCATATCCGCGAGTTGATCGAGCATTGGCCACGCTAAACCGACTGCAGCAGAAAAGAACCGCCCTCGCCCCTGAATCGGGCGAGGGCGGTTCTGGCGTTTCTCGGCCGATAACGCACGTGCCCTAGTGCGGCACTTCGTCGAGACCGTTCTCGCGCAGGGTCGCGGTCACTGCCTCCACGACTCGTGACGCTGGCCAGTCATCCGGCGCCGAGATCAGGGTGCCCCCGGCCAGTTCCGTCGCGGTCAAAAGGTCGACGAGATGGTTGATCTCCCCGACTTCCTTGCTGATCCATGTTCGGTAGCCGACACCGATCTTCCAGTTGCCGCGCCGCGCGAGTTGCCGTACCGGGTCGTCGGACAGCACCAACATCCCTGGCTGCCAAACCTCGGCGAGTGCGACGCATGCGGCGTCCCCGTCCGCCGTAGTCACTGCCCCGGGATACATCTCCCGCAACTCAAGGACCAGGTTATGGGTCGGAAGTCGCCGTCCAGCAACAGCATTCCCGGCCGCCACTCTAACTCTGGGCGCCACGCGATCCCCCACGCCTGACACGGTGAAGGCGTAGCCTTCACCGGGAATGGGGTCGCCTGTCTCGTCGCCGCCGTCGAGTTCGCGGATGGCATGCCCGAGCACAATCTCTGTCAGCACATCGTGGGAGCCTGCCCATTGCTGGCCGCCCGTTAGCCGCCATTCCGATACCCCAAATGCTGACTGCAGTTTGTGGAGCATCGCATCGGTACGGGCCGCGATCCACTCCGCAGGCTCGCCTGCGGCCGACCAGATTGCGCGGACGTTGGCGCGCTCGCTGCCCCAGACCGGGACTGTGACGGCAGTACTCATGATCGCCTCATTCTACGGTGCCTTCGGGGTGTAGATGATCTCAACGTCATCGATCCCACGGTCCATAAACAGCCTGCGCAATGCACTGGCGCCGTACGGATCTGACACGTGCCACTCAAGTAGCGCGTCGTCAGGAAGGGCGGCGAGTTGACGCTGAACTTGGATGATCGCCTTGTCTGCCCGCCCCTGCCAATAGTCGCTGTCGGGATTGAACGCATAACCGCGAAAACCGTCCTTGGCCTCAAGAAAGACTTCTTGCGGGCCTCGAAAGGTGTGCCCGTCGAAGTCAACCGGCGCCCCAGTTTCAGGGTTGGGCTGCACCCACTCTGGTAGTGCTCCGTTGGGCGTTCGCTCGATTCCGCCGATCTGCTGCTGGTAGGGCATCCAGTCCTTGTCCGTGTTGTGGTTGATGTGTTTCCAGCCGGGATCGGTGTCGCCCTTGCTCCAGGTGGCCTCGGGGGTGCCAGGGGGCCAGCCGCCTGGGTGGTGCGGGTCTCCAGAGGCGTAATGCTGGCCGCCGCCGGGATCAAACTCGCTAGGGGCGGGCGGGCGGTACTCGGGCGTCGCGGCATGTGGGGGTGTGTGATCGCCCGTGGCGGGCATGGGGTGCTGGTCTGGTGAGGCATGCGGTACGTGTGTGGCGTCTTCGATGCCGTGCAGTCCGGCGCGACCTTCGGTGCCAAGTAGTGCGCCTTCGCCGCCGACGGGTGCTGTTGCAATGCCTGCGGCGATTTCGATGCCGTGTTTGCCAATGAAGGCCTTGGGGTTGTCGATGCCGGATTTGACCTCATCGATAGCGCCCCTGGCCTGGTCGATGCCGCGTTCCACCTGGTGGACGGGGTCGGGGTTGACGACATCCCATAGCCCTTTGGCGACGCCCTTCCATGCCTCTTTGGCGTGGTCGCCGCCGTTGATACCCAGCAGGTCATCCTTGGCGCGGCCAGCTTGATCCCACGACTCGGCGAACGCCTCCCCACCGGTTTGCCGGACACGCTCAGGCGCGCCAGGTTCGGGCAGCGCAACCATCGGGCGGTCCTGTTGGGCGCCCTTGATCGCCTCGGATAGCTTGGCCTCGACCTGATCTGGCGGCACCGTGCGCTGTAGGTATGTGCGCATGGTGTCGATGGCCGCTTTGCCTTGCGGGGTGTTGGGGTCCAGCTTGGGCGCGGGCGCGGTGCGTGCATCTGGTGGCGGCGGGGGCTTGTCCAACGGGCTCTTGGGCTCGGTAATACCCATCACGCCCAGGTTCCCGGTCAGACCCCCCAGCTTGCTCGGATCAACCGGCGGCTTGTCCCCGGGCGACGGTGGGCCAAGCACAGGCGCGTGCGGATCGCCGGCGGCCACAGTCTGCCCGCTGGCCGGGTCTGTCGCCTTGGGGTACAGCTCCTTGTAGTTGACGCTGGTGGCGGTCACCGTGGCGGGGCCGTCGCCCGGCTTCGGCGCGGTGGCGTCGCGCAGGATCTTGCGCCCATCTGCGAATGCTGCCTTGGGGTTGATGCGGGAGAGCATCGTCTCCCGGGCGGTGTCGGTCTGGGTCTTGAGTGTGGCCTCGCCCTTCTCCCATTGGGCCACGTACTCCCGCAATTCGCGCTCGGCATCGGCCACGATCTTGCGGTTCCGCGCGATCGACTCCTCGCTCTCACCCTCGGCCGGGGTGTAAGCCATTTTGAAATCCTGGCCCACGGAGACGCCTTGGTGCAGCGCGTTGTTCACGATGTTCTGCCCGTTGGTCAGCGGCTTGATGACCTCGTAAGTGATCGTGGCGGTGACGAGTTTGACGGCGTCCTCGGTGGTGTCGTCGGCATTGTCGATACCCTTGCAGTCATCAGCGGCACCATCTTGAGCGGCGGTCGCGGTCTTACCCGACCAGTACGTCCCGGCCGGGGCGATAGCCCATCGTTTGTAGTCGTCGTAGTTGGCTTTCAGCGCCGCGGTGCGCGGCCTCCACCCCTCGACCCGGGCCATGTACGAGTTCGGGTCGATCGCCATGAACTCATCGAGGGTGGTCATGCCCGCGGCCTATGCGCGCAGCGGCGGCCGGTACAGGCTCGGCGTGCTGGACACTGCCGCGGTCAACTGGCTGGACGTCTCCGCGAACGCCTTCTGCGCCTCGTCGAACAAATCGCTGACCGTCTCCAGCCGGGCCGCGCCGATGCGCTCGACATCGGAGATGGCTTTCGAGAACGCCTCCAGCGCCGCCAACCCCGGACTCGCACCGGAAGTCACATGGTCACTGGCAGGAATCCGACCCCGGATCTCCCCAGCGAGCGTGCGCAGGTGCGGGCCGACCTTGCCCATCGCCGCCAAGTCGACCTGCAACACCTTGTCATCGCTCAC